CCAACGCCGATTGTCTCCAGCAACTTGTTAGGCGGCTTTACGAGGCTCGCCAATCCGCTGCCGCTGCCAAAAAAGTGATGCAGGAAGCCGCTGAAAAACTTGGACGCTGCGAAGGCTGCCACGGCGGCGATGACGAAGCAAGCGGGACTCGCTGCTACCAATCTCGCGAATTGGCGAAAGAAAAGTGGTGCGACATCTGCAAAACCAAACTGCCGCTCTGGGAGGACTATCGGCACAAATCAAACATGGCTGGGGCTTCACTTCGGATGGTCTTAAAACACGCGCAATCTCTGCCGTCTAACGTAGAAAGCTGAGCCACGGGCATCGTGAGCCAGCATAACCAAAGAAAGAAAATACAATGACTGAATCAAACATCCAAAACGACAAGGCGCAATGCCCGTTGGCTCCGGCGACTTGTTCGGCGAATCGAATTTTATGAAAACAGTCACAATACAAATCGGTAACTCGGACGATAAACTAACTCAAACCGAGTGGGCAGCTTATGTGCTGATGATGCGGACAAACATCCTGCAACACTGCACCGCCGTCCAATTCTTCGGTGCTCCTGCAAACTGGGAGCGATGGCAAAACGTGGCGTGGGTAGTCGTCTGCAAAGACGCCAAACTAGCCGCACTCAAAGCCGCAGTCACGGATGTGCGCTCAACTTTCAACCAAGACTCTGCCGCGTGGACAGAGGGTGAGACTCAATTCGCCTAACGAAAAAAGCTGAGCCACGGCCACTGTGACTCGGCGCAACCGAAGAAAAACTATGGCACAAGCAACATATCAAAAGCAGCGGGTGATAGACGCCGCAACCAAAACGGCGACAAGCTATCGCGAGCAAATCATCGAACATTACCAGCGCGAAAAAGAGAGCAAAGAGAAACGAATCGTGGCCGCGATGCAACCGCGCTGGTGGTGCGGCGCTTCGTGGTGCAACTGCGATGAGAAGCGGAAGGAACAGCGCTCATCGGCTCCGGCGATTTGTTCGGCAGCACGGGCGCGAATAGACGATTCTGTGCGGCAAGTCTGGATGGCATACCGAGACGCATCCGACGTGAGTGTGGACATGCTGACTGAACAAGACATGGAACTGTGGGGCATCGTGACTCGTCACGTGGCCATACAGGACAGGCTAAACGCCATGCTGCCGAACGACCGGAGCTAAGGCATCCCGGACTAATGACTTATGAATGACCAAGAATCTTTACGGCAAACTGAAGGCGTCCAACCGGGATTGCCTTCAGCGACCTTGTTGGGCATAGCGATTAACGACATACAAATAAAATGATAACTGCAACCGAATGGCTAACTAGCCCCAACATCGCTCGGCGAGCAACCGAACAAGATTGCGTCGAATGGATAAAACAAATCCAAGCCGATGCGCTCCGTCACGCCGCCGACATAGCCGAGTCTTACGACAACGAATCTCATCATGGTAATGACACCATGACCAAACAAAACATCGCGTCAGAAATACGCGCCGCCGCCCTGACATCTTCGTGATAATCTCCGCGCCAGAAAACGCGACCGATGCGGAACTGCAATCACTGGCAGAAATCGAGGCAATGCAGAAAACCTACCTGTGGTCAAAAAAACAAGTGCGGCCCAACATAAAAGCTGAGCCGCCGCCTGTGAGCGGTGGTGAGGCGCAAAGGAAACATCCAAATGAGTAACGACATCCAAACGGACAGCAATAAGGCGGTTGCCTCCGGCGATTGGTTAGAGCCAGCCGTCAAATCCATGAAGAACAGATTAAGTGATACAATCTTTTGTAGTGACATGGCTAAAATACCGAATGCGCCGGACTGCTGTGCGTCCTGTCACGAGGACTGGAATGAAGGATATGACAACCCTGAATGGCGGGAACCGGATAAAACCATTCCGCACAAATACTGCCTATGCTGTGCGATGCGCTTATTTGCAGAAACGCAGGCTGGCTCTAACATAAAAGCTGACGCAAGCCGCACCTGACGCATGAAACAACCACAAAACCGAAGCGAACAACTCGCAGCGCCAACCGTCATTGGCTCCGGCGACTTGATAGGCCACGGCTGATAATCTGGACACACTAAACGACAAATATGAAAACAAACAAACAAACGAAATCGGTCAAACCAATCCCGAAACCAAACTTTGTCAATAAATGCGAAGGCTGGTCTTTCGACTATGGCTTCGTCAGCGACATCGCCGAAGAATGCCGAAAGCTCGACGAGGACTTTGCGCCAAGCATGGAAGGCGTGGACGATGTGCTGAAAGTGCTTAAAAAACGCGGTCATATCGTAGTGGCCTAACATCCGAAGCTGAGCCATGACGCCACAAGAGACATCCAACCGCGAAGCGGAACTGACCGCGCCACCGCGCATTGGCTCCAGCGCCTTGTTCGGCGGATAATATGACAACTCAAAATACATGGCCAAACGGAGTCCGTCACGCGATGCACCAAAGCGACCACGAATCGTGGAACGCTCGAAACTATCCCGGCACAAGGCAACTCTGCTCAAAATGCGGCGAACCGACCGAACGATGCGAGGAAGATGCCATCTGGAACGATGACGGCGAACCTCTTTGTTCATCGTGCGCATATCCGCCTAACGACCGCGCATGAGCCACGGCGCGAATAACGACGTGAACCGCGAAGCGGAACTGACAGCGCCCACGCGCATTGGCTCCGGCGACTTGTTAGGCAGCAAAACGTGAACTGACATAAAATCTATGAAAGCAAAAGTCTCAAGTCTGTATCGGAACGGCAGAAACCTTCCGACAAACAAAGTATCCGGCACTGCCGAAGGCGACCTAAACCTAGCCGTGAGCAAGCATCCTGTGACTGGACGTTGCACGCATGAAGCCTGCGTGCTGAATGATGACGGTCACTCACTTCTACCAGACCTGTATGATGTGACGTGCGTATCAATCTCCGCCGCCGGATTCCGGCTGCGCGGAATAGAAATAAAATCTGGTCGTGAGGTCTCACAAGAATGGTGGTGTATGCCAATGCTGCCTAACGTGGAGGTCAGCCACCGCCGGGCTGACGTAACCAAATGAAACTGACGCGGCCAACGGCGGTTGGCTGCACCGATTTGTTAGGCGATATATGACATACGAATCATGGGAAGATGAAATAGAACGTAGCGGCTGGTCTTTTGGACTCAGCACGCAAAAACAAATGCTGGCTGACTGGCGAACCGACCGCGCCGAGTGGCGTGCCGCTCTAAAAGAATCACGGCAAGAAATCGCCCGCCTGAAAGAAAGCTCGAAACCAATATCGCCTAACGCCGGGAGCTAAGGCATCCCGGACTAATGACTTATGAATGACCAAGAATCTTTACGGAAAACTGAAGGCGTCCAACCGGGATTGCCTTCAGCGACCTTGTTGGGCCGCACGGTCGAATGGGAAATCGTCCTGAGCGGCGGACACCCTGACATCTTTGTGATAATCTCCGCGCCAGAAAACGCGACCGATGCGGAACTGCAATCACTAGCAGAAATCGAGGCAATGGCAAAAACCTACATCTGGTCGAAAAAACGAGTGCGGCCCAACGACGCGCTATGCCATCCCGCATCTGCGGTGCGGCATTCCACGGGCGCTACCGATTAAACGGACGCGGCCAATAGGGATTGGCATCAGCAACTTGTTAGATGCCGAATCAACGACAACCAAATAAAAAATATGGGACAAGCCAAAAGACGCGGAACATACGAGCAACGCCGCCAAGCGGCAATCGCACGAACAATGCCGACATCATCGCCTGAAACGATGAACGCGGCATATAAACAGCCACGCCGCCCCATGCGACGCGGGAACATGATAATGGCTGCCGCGATGCTGAGAGCAATGGCGTGGTCGGTGCCGCCCCGCCGAGGCATCTAACGCTCAAGCTGAGCCAAGCCGCCAATGAAAACTCAAGAAAAACAGATGGACGCACGCGGCGGCTTTGGCTCCGGCGACTTGTTAGGCATAGCGATTAACGACATACGAATATGACATTCAAAAGATTCAGCAAACTTTGGGATACCTTTGTGACCAATCGGCCAAAGGCATCAAATCAAACTCCGCTTGCGGAACATAAGATGAACGAAGCGACATCAACCGCGCTCATAGAATACGCGAACGGCGACAAATCAAAAATCAACGCAGTCCGCAAAAAGCTAAACCGCCGCCGCGATGCCTAACAACAGAATATGAGTCTATGGCATCATTCTTTAAACATCGTAACCAACGGCAGGACAAGCGGAAACGACAATTAGAAAAGTTGAAGCGCTGGCGAGAAGCAAAGGCGCGAAAGCATCAAGAAGCCATTTCCGCCGGTTGGTTGCCTGAGCCACGTTTTATCCGGTCGTATCTCTACGAATACGGTATCCGCAATGTCGTCACCGGAGAAACCCATTGGCGAACACTGACCAGCGCAAGGCAGGCGTCAAAGGCGTTGGGTCTGATAATGAAATTCATTTAATGCGGGATTGACGCTGGAGCCAGCACACCATTTTGCACCTGCCATCCAGCCTGATACTGTTTACACAGTTCTTGCATCGGCAGCAAATCCGCAGGCGTGTGCGCGTTCCATATCGGGCCACCGGCAATTTTCACAGTCGCCCATGCGGCGTTGCGCTGGAACCAGTTCGCGCCTAGGTCTTGCAGGTCTTGCAACAGTTGCCAGTCAGTTTCCGCTTTAGACTTGAGCTGGCAGCAATACCCCTTGTCGTGCCGTATCCATGCGGCGGAATATTGGCCTATCTTCGGTAGGAACGCATCCAACCAATCGCCACCATCGCTATCCGTCATACCGCTGCGGTAGTCCGTCGTCCAGACCGGCAGATTCATCATGTCGTCAAGTGTTCCAGCACTAGACGGGGGGATGATTTCAAACGTGCCGTCTGGATTCAGAGCGGCGAACGGCAACGTGATGATCCAGTCGTCCGGCGCTGTTTGCAGCGTGTCTGGATACGCCATTGTCGCCGACGTATAGACGAATTTCTGGCACGGATTCCCGGCAACCAGCCGCTGTCCCTTTATGGCAACAGTGGCTTTCGCCATTCGTTTATCGGCTGATTGCCGGAAGTTCATTGGTCAAAATCCTTTCGACCATCCAACCCACAGGTGGTAAATATCCCGCCCGACGGTGGCCGTGCCCTGCCACATTTCATACATCAGGCCGACATTCACCGCCCCACCCAACGCCTGGCATACCCCAAAATCCACGCCAGCTCCCTCACGGGTCACTGCGGAGCCGCCAGAGCCAAGCGATGCGTTCATTGGGGTGCCTACGCCCGCAATCACCAGCGGGGTCATGGTGACGCCGGGCAGGCCATACGACGCCAGCGGGTGGGTTGGCAACTGGATCTTGATGTCCGCCGAAATCATTTGCCAGTTCCGGTTCCAATAATCCACGCCGACGCCCGCACCGACGTAACGGGTCATGTCGTAAAATGCCATGAGTCCGCCGCCGAATTGCTCCTTGGTCTTGCCGCTGGCCGGCGAGTAGCTCCCGTAAGCGAATGCACCGACGTTGGTCACATTCTCAACGTCCTTCCACACGTTCACAATCGGCTCGTAAAACGGATTGCCGTTGGTGGAAAGTGCGTTGGTCACAACGATGTCCTGCCCGTGCGCCCGGCATGAATTGCCGATGCTCCACAGAAGCAGACAGGCGACGATAAAGATGGCCAGTCCGCAGGACACGTCCGCTTTTTTGAGGGGGTGTTTCATAAATTCAGATTTTCCGTAAATCATCCAGCCCGACAATTACCATGATGGCGACAAGTCCGGCAAGGCAGAATCCGCAGCCGAATAATGCGACGAGCGTTTTCATTGCGCGACGGTCTTGATCTGCCAAAAGTCGTCTGCAAGCGAGGCGTTGGTCAAATAACTGTATGGGATGGTGAAATATCCCGCCATGCCCCAAGTGGTATTCCATGAATTGCGCACGATAAACACCTGCTTGGCCTCAATGTAGCCCACCCCAACGACCGCGTGGCCGCCTACCACGCGCTCGCCCGGCGCTGGCATCGGTGCAATGCCGGTCTTCGCCACGGCGGCTGACTCAAAGCTCTCATAGACCGTGAAGCCGAACACAAACGGCAGCCCTGTGGCAAGGCACCCCTTGAGCTGATCCAGCGTCGGCACGATGCGTTGGTAAAGTATCGCCTTGTATTTCAGGCCGTCCAAATAGCAGGCCGGCGTCGGTCGCATTTTGAACTTTGTGACATAGTAGGGCCACTCCGGTTCCGGGCACGCGCCTTGCTTGACGACGGTCTTGATGCCGTCGCGGATCTGTGCGCCGGAGTCTGATTTGGTGGTTCCCTCAAGCGCCCGCTCGTTGTAGTAAATCATCAGGCGCGACGGGGTAAAATCGTTAATCCTCTGCTTGATGCGGTCAAATTCAAGCGCCCCGGCGATGGCGTTGGCGGTGCAACTGCCGAGCTGGCCCTGGTCGTAAACCGGCGGGCATTGCGGGCGCAGGTCAACCAGCGGCGGCAGCGGGCCGACCGGGGCCGGTGCGGCGTAGAGACGGTCGCGCTGGTCAGGCAAATCGGCAACCCAGCCCATGCTATGATGTTGAGGAATGATGTTCATGGTATTATTTCTCCTGCGGTTTCGCCGTGGCGTTACTCGCTGCGGTGGCAATGTAAATCAGCAGAGCCAGCTTGGTCGCATCGAATTGGGATTTGTATTGCGGAAACCAGATTCCACCCAGTTGACAAACCAGAGCCGCCAGCGCGGGCCAGCGGATGTGATTATTCTGAACCAACGTCGTCAGGTTATTGATGAGATTTTTCATAGTTCAATGTTTTCCCAGCCACCAGTTTACCAACGCTTCCCCGACAACCGTCAGGCAACCGCCCAAGACCGTGCAGATGATAACCATCATGGCCTGCCCGCCCTTGCGCTGTGCGTCCGCCATTTCCATCACAGTCAACCGCCGGTTATATTCGACCATCACACTTTCCAACCGGGTGCAAGCTGCCGGGTCAGGACACGCTTTCTGGTTTTTTACGATGGCCATATCCTCACAAAGTTGATTCAGCTTGCCAAACAGTTTCCCCATGTCCTCACGGCGCTCACGCCGCTCGTTGTCAAGTGCCAGTCGCAAATCGTTATTCTCTTGGCTCATAAAGGTTTTAAATCAGCATCGCCTTTGCGCTCTGCGCGTGGTTTCCAGTCGGTGGTCATAGGTTACCGGAGTATTTCTTTCACGCTAATCAGCCAGATTCCGTTCGCGACCTTGAACTTAGCGAGGGCATCTGCCGCATAGGTGATTGGGGTGTTACCAGTTCGTGCCGTCATAATTTCCAGTCATCCAGGCATGAATCCCGGTAATGTTAATCGGTGTGGCAGTGTTTGGATTTCCCAAGCTTGAAAGGTCATAACTGATGTATTTTACGCAGTTTGTTCCTTGCATATCCGGGAACGTATTAGTTACCATCACATAAATGTAGTTCGTGGGTTGCAATGTAAATATAGGAAAGTATTGTGAAAAATTTACATGCCCGATAACCGGCCCGTTTATTTCCACAGCACTGCGATTTGTCCAAGTTAGAGAATTTGTTCCGGTATATTCAAATTGCAGTCTAAATATTAAGTTTGTCACCCATTGAGGAATTGGAATGAAATAGACCTCAGATGCCGATCCAGTCCACATTGTCACTGCTGGTCTGGTAAAAAATGGAGATGGGGTACTACCCAGGTTTGGGTTTAATCCGCCAACCCAACCAAGTTCAGACAGTGGAATTTCTTTTTCGATTTTTAAGATTCCTTTTGAGTAGGAAGCTGAAGAAATACCAAACGTCCCCCCAAACACATTGTTCGCGTTGGTCAGGGTCAGAGCCAGAGGAGAATTGGTGGCAACCAAACCATTAGTGGTGGCGCTGACGTTGGTCAGGCCGGAGCCGTTGCCGGTGAAGGTGCCGCTCAAGTTCACGCCGCTCGCGTTATTGGTCACCATCCCCGCCGTGGCGGAGTTGGCAATGTTGGTGGCATCTGACTTGAGCGCGTAGGTTGTCGGCACGCTGCCGATGTCAGAAGTGTATTTGATGCCGAGCGCCGAACCATCATCAGTGATGGTCGTTCCAGACACCGTAGCCGAATGGACGCTAAGAATTGCCAGCGGATTTATCTGCTCAAAGATCGTTCCAACATGCAACACTGAATAGGTATCCGTCTCGTACTTGTCGTATTGCGAATGAATAGCAGTAGTAGTTCCTTTTAGATTTCCAGCAGATACCATTTGATAATAACCTGCGGTACAGTCATAAAAATCAGTGTGGAAAAAAATGTTTTCAGCCGTCGCACTAGGAAGCACAAAGCAGCCACCAGTCCAGAACGGGGATGCCGTTGTCCATCCAGTATTCCTGTTTCCACATGCGCCAAAAAGATTGTTGTGCCATTCGGCATGATCGTCATTGCAATAGATGCCACCCAGTCCTGTAAACCGGTTGTTGTCATAAAATCCCTTTTCACCATTCGGAGTGCTGACTTGTATGACCAGGTTATTAACAATGCTGGAAAGATTTGGATAGGTACATGAATCACCAATCCCTAAACCGGTCGAAAACACACTGTTGTTGGTGACATAATTCCAGTATCCAAATTTGTTGTGTATCCACTCGTTATGGCACACCCCATTAACCTCTTTGATAAGGTAGTCTGGATAATCGCTTATGCTCGAAATAACCATATCTTTCAGTGTCAGATAGATTGTCGGATTGCCAGCCGAGCCATTGTCAACTGTCAGGCCCGGCAGGGTTGTAAAAACCAAGGCGCTGTTATTGTATGCTGTCCCGATGAATTTATAAGAGTTGATGGAGGTTGGGCCATTGGTTAATAGTATGCCTGGGCAATAGTTTTGACCACATACCAAGATTGTTCCACCTCCACAGATAGTTACATTACCTGGGTAGAACGGAAGATGATTCACCGCCTGTTGCACGTAATTGTTGCCGAGCTGCGGTGAGAATACTTTGGTGCCAAGGAATTGCGCCGGGATGTTGGTGTAAGGAACTACCAAAACACCATCAAGTGGAAGGATTTGCGCGAGTTGATTTGAGGTTATCATCCCAGCCGTGGCGGAGGCGAGTTGCTGCGTGGTGGCCAGACCGTTCGCGGCGGCGTTGAGGTTGGTAAGGTTGCCACCGTTGCCACTCGCCAGATTTGTCAATGACTGTGGCGTTGGCAGGTTCGCCGCAAGGTTGGTCGTCCACGGGTTCATTTGAACCGGAGAAACCCCGGCGAACACGTGGACACAGAAAAGCAGCAGCAGAGTCGTGAGTTTTTTCATAAAATCGGAAAAGTTGAATTTAAACCAGCATTATCCAGACACCATTTGAAACTGCCCAAAGCGTGCTATCCGAGTCGTTGATGTAAAGTGAAGGTGGAGCAACTGCCAGGCTATTTGATACCGGCGTGCCAGTGCCGTGCTGCACGCTGCCACCACTGCCACCGCCGGAGCCAGACGCCAGCAGGTAGATAATCACACCCAGCTTGTCCTGAATGCACTGGAAGCAGCTTGCGGCGGTTTGAAGTTGTTGGGCAGTCATAGAGCCTGTGTTGAGTAGGTAGATGATTGCCGCCAGCTTGTCCTGTATTGTGGAAAAGCTGACGGCACCATTTTGAGTTTGTTGCGCGGTCATTGCGGATAAGCCGCGTGTCTGCCTAGCTTGACGAGCAACAGCAGAAACGCCTGGGCCAGTTGACGGTCATTCATCTGGTTTAAACCGGCAGTCCGAACCGCAATCACATTGACATCAGTCGGCAGGGAAGCTCCGTTGGCATTCGCATTTTCGTAGGCGGAGTTCAATGTGGCTTGGCCGGCGTAAGTTCCAACCGTGCCGACGCCAAGCTGTTCATCGGAGTAATTGTTGAAGATCACCGCGTCGGTGTTAAGTGTGTTTCGCAGCACATTGCCGTCCGCTGCGAGGTAATTTGTTCCGCCGATGGCCTTGAGTTCCGCCGCCATAAAATAGACGAGGAAGGCCATCTTTTGGTGCCCACTCAAGCATTGCGCAGCGCAAAACGTGGTGGTGCTGGTGCCAACACCAACCAAACTTGGCGCAACTCCAACCAAGGGCGGTGGAGTGACAGTCACCAAGACTGGCATGGTGACGGTATTCGTATCGAGTGTGACGGCACCATTGCTGGCCAGCAAGCGGCCAGTGACCGTTGCGCTGGTCGTCGCGGTGATTGAGGTCAGCGCCAGAACGGTGCCCAACAGATTCGAGGATGCTCCCAGCGTGGCGGAGGTGCCGACCTGCCAGAACACATTCGCGGCCTGCGCGCCGTTGATGAGAACAACATTGCTCGCCGCGGCGGTGATGAGCGTAGATGCCATCTGGAAGATGAACACCGCGTTAGCGTCCCCCTGGCCGTCCAGCGTCAGCGTTCCGGTGATACCGAACGTGCCGTTGGCAGATGTATAGACCCCCGGCGTCTTGGTCGTACTTCCAAGCTCGGTTGGAACGGTGGATGCACCCGTCGCGGCTGCCGCAAACAGGTAAGCCGCCGTCAAATCCAGTTTGGCCTGCTGCGTTGTAGCGTCTCCGGCGTGGTTGACGCCGTAAAGGACGGCGTTGCCTATGCCAGTGATGGTCGTGGTCGGGAACGTCCCGATGCTGCCGGTGATCGCGGTTGAATTGGCTGCTCCGGCAAAGGTAATGCCGCTGCCGCCAAGCAGGGCAAACAGACCGGACGATAAAAGTGGTACCGTGGTTTCGTACATAAATTACATTCCTTTCGGTTGGGGTTTGAATTCGTCAGCCATGCCATCGGTGCCGCCCGCAGATTCAGGCTCACTGGCCGGCATTGGCGCGAGATTGGCAATGCCATTCTGCTGGTCAACGCTGACGACCTTGAATTGAACCGTGTCGCCTTCCTTGGCTGCTCCAATCGCAGATGCTGGTACTTCGACGGTTTGCGACTGATCGTCTTGTGGTGGGGCTGCTGGGGCCGCTGGCTGGGCGTCTTCGGCCATGACGGGCGGCTGGCCTTCCGCTTGGTTTTGAGGTGGAGTTGGCATAATAATTTTTGTTTCGGGTCAAAATGTGGCTGGCGTATGAACACCGCCAGCCACACCCGAACCCAATGACCCAACTTACACCTGGCAAACCGGCGGATTATCGCTCGTGGAATACTGCGCGTATTGAGGTTCCGCGCCGCAAACCGGCACATCCACATTGCACGCCTTGCCTGCGCCGTCAATCAGGTGGAAGATCGGGATGGTCAGCGGCTTCTGCTCGTATCGGAAACCAAGCTCTATGTAGCAGGCCCAGAAGAACTTCCATTGGAGCAGGTTGTCAATGTCGCACATGGTCCCGTCCTGTTGCTGGTACTTCAACACGCGGTCATTGAAATACTCCCAAGTGCCCCACATGGCCGAATTGACGGTGGGGATCATCTCGTGAACCTTCTTGGGCTTCGGAGTCAACAGTGTGGCAGACTTCGGGTGGATGATTTCAGACACAGCAAACCGAGCGTTCAAATACGCCGGATTCACAATCGGCTTAATGCCGGTCGAGGCGGCGACGTTGTAATACGGCAGCACCCGAGTAAACGTGCCACTACCGGGGGCTGTCTCCTGATAGCGCTTCTGGTGGTCGTCGAATGTGGGGGCGAACGAGCCAAACGGGTCGGCATTGACGCCAGCGCCAATCTGGTACAGCGGCGACACGTCCTTAACGCCGACGAGGTGCAACTGCGCCTTCACTTCGGGATTCAGGCCGACCAGCCGTTGATACGTACGCTGCCCGGTGACGAGCGAGCGCATACCCTTCGCCAGACCGCTTTCCATGTCGTACCCCTTCATCGTAAGCGATTGCTGGTAATAATTCAGGTAGGACAGAGACAGGTCAGAGGTTGGCGCGTTGCCAGCCCCCAGTGTGATCGTCGAGGCGTTGTCGTCAATCGTGACACCCGGCGCAATTGGCGTTTCCGTGAAGGCCGAACCGCAGATATACAGCGTGTCATTGCGGCTCAGGAACCGGGTGCGGAGATAATCCGCAGTGAAACCCATCGGAATCCGGCGAATGTTCCGGTACATCTCCCGGATTTGGCCAGCGAGATTCGGAATCTGGCGCAGTTGGTTCAGATCCCACAGTTGCGACACGATCATCTTGAAATCCATGCCGTAGCTGTCGCGCGTGGTGCCGCCGCTGATGAACTGACGGGGAGGAAGCGAATTGTCGCAGTCCGAACCGTTCGTGGTGCCGCGACTGCCCCAGGGCGCAGTGTAATCGGGCTGTCCGACGTGAACCTTGTCAAACCATCGGATGGCCGCACCATCCTCCCATGTTTCGGTTTGGTGCCGCCCAATGTAGGGCAGGCCAGGCATGTCGGAAATGAAATCCTTGAGGAATTCCTTGTCAAAAACCGGCGTTTGCCGGGCAAGAGTCGTTGAAAGCAAATTACAGGAAATTGCCATAAAATTGAATCACGGTTTTGTCGCAAAGCGACGGGTTAAAGTTTTGGAACAACCGACGAAGGGGACGGAAGCCTTCAACTGTAACCGTGATTCAGGCCGCTCGCAGAGCGCGAGACACCTTGTAGCCGTCGGGTGCGGCGATTTTAAAACCCGACCGGCGTGTGAGCGCCGTTGAAGAAGAATTACACCAAATCAAATCACCTGTCAAATTTTATTTCGGTCAGACGGTAAAAACCGCGTTGTCTCGTTGGACAATACTGTTTTGAACCCAAGGGCAGACTTCCATTTCAAGTTTGTGGCCCAGCCCCATGGCGATCCACGCAGGGGAACTTTGATTTCCTATAAAAAGTTCACTTCCCGCGATTATTTCAGCCAGTTTCAAGAGATTCTCTGTTGGGTGGTATTCAACGTGCCCGAACTTGGATTCAAAGTCTCTGTGTTCAGATGGTAATCCGACAAACAGGGCTTTTTTGCCGTGCGTCCCAAGTCTGCCTTTCCAGTCGAAATTCGGGTTCTGATACCGATGGCTTCGGGCAATTACAACACGTCCACTTGATTCCGAAGATGGAGCGACCTTGATCCATGGAGAAAAATCAAGACTGGCACACCCCAGATGGCGGGCCTGCCAGCACGCAAGATTTTCTCCATCCCGGTAATCAATCCTGAACTGGGAAAAATCAAAGGTGGGATTTCCTCTGTCCGCTGCCCAATCCACCGATGAAATATATTCCTGACTTTCCAGCAGCGGCCTGATGGCTTCAAATCTACCGCCAGCGAGTGATTCCCTTGGCTGCCTGGCACAAGGCCCGGTCACTGGCGGCCCGACAATAAACTTCCCGCCGCCAAGTTGCCTAGCTACCGGCATTGCGGCGATAATGTCCCCAAGGTCGCCAGTGTGAAAAAAGGAAGCCTGAAAGCCGGGAATCAGGGACTGGTGCTTGTCGGAGTGAAAAATCACCGCTTCAGGACGCAAAATGTCATTGTCACGCGGGAAAACCGGACGGTGTTTGACGAGCCCATTTTCGTAAAAACCGTAGCGATGCTGAATGAGCGGTGTCCGGTGAATCAATCCGGACAGATGATGGAGCATCCACTTGTCCCATGCGTCATGCTTAAAATCAACTGGAATCAGGAACTTGGTGTCAGTCGGGTAAACTCCGATACCGCCTACAATGTCGTCAGGCGGGGTGCTGTCGCTGGACAACATGAATGGCTTTCCGCACCGGGCATATTCATCGCTCAAAATCTGCGCCCAACCCGGTCGTGTTGGGATTGAGTCAGGCTCCATCCAAATGAACGGCTGGCCATCCATTGAAATAGCTGCGGTTCTAAGCGAAAATGATGCGCGATATTCAGCTTCAGTGCCTTTAAACAATGGGGTATGCCCCTCATCATTGACGTGTACCACCCGCACCACGGTCCCGTCCAGTTTTAGACAATGCGCCACAAGTCGTCTCACCTGTTCCTGTATCCGGGGCACGCAAGTTATTACAGGCTGAATCATATTGGTTTTTGGATTACAAACTCGATCCCGCATTCCACACCGTCGCATTCGTTCCACGTCTGGTCTATTGTGTCAGCAGCATTGAAATCAAAGTTCTTCAAAATCAGCCGGCAAATCAGGACGTTGTAGAGTGACAGAAATTCTGGAACAAAAATCAACGGCGCATGGCCGAAAATCTTTCGGTGAAGTGAAAAACCGACCTTATGATCTGGATTGAACACGCTGGGGAACTGGCGTTTTTCGTAAGCATCAAAGTCTGGCACCATAATGACGGCGTGGCCACCGGGCCGCAGTAGCATAATCCATCTACGCAGAGCATCCGCCGGGTTGGTCATGTGTTCCAAGACGTGGGAGGCGTGAAGGTAATCGAAGGATGATGGCGGCAGAAGTTCATCCAGCCGGTTGGCGTCACCATCTTTCGCATCCCAGCCCATGCAATCCTCAAATGGCAGTTTGTCGTCACCGCAGCCAATGTCAATCCCCTTCCCGGTGAAAATCTTTTTCCAAGGGAATGCCCCCTCAAAATCTTCCACCCATCGGCGGCGAATTGCTTTGGATGTTTCCTTCATAAAACCTTGTTGGATGGTTTATTTCTCGCAAGCAGGTCAGGAGCGCCTTCTTCTAGTTCGGTTTTACTAACCGCCACCCACCCTTGGTATGAACAATTATACTGCTTTGATAGTATGTCTCTGATTCCGCCGGCGATCCGAAGCCAGTGCGGCAGTTTGGATGCTGGGGCGCAGTCATTGAACCTGCCTTGGTTCTGGCGTGCCCATTCGCTTAGGTTGCTGAAAGTGTGCGTGTAACCGTTCGGGTCGCGGATAGTCCAATGTTTTGCAGCGATGTGGTTGGGCATTCCTCTCGCGATGCCTGCCTTCCTGCGTATTTCGTCGTACTTGCCAGATTCCTTCCATTCCTTAATTTTAGCCGTGAGGCGCACAGAATTTTCGGCACACAGCTTTGGCATATCTCGGAATTTATGGAGTTCGGCAGGATTTCCGCCGCAGTTTTCAAAATGGTTTTTGTAATACTTGAATCCAGACCTTTCAACGTGTTTTCCGCACCCGCACGCGCACAGTGGCCTTGCCGCGATTGTTTTCTCTTTTCGCTTGTTAAATCCTTCAGTAAAGCAACCACGCGCCCATGCTTTTTTTATGCCTGCCGTTTTCTTGGCCACCCATTCAGGAGATTGCTTTGTTCCGATGGAGTTATGAGCATGAATGTATCTTCTCGGACGCCCCCGATCATCTGGCGTCACTGCTTGTCCACAGCCACACGCGCAGAGTGTAGGAGATGTACTTTGGTAGATCATAGATCAGTTTTCTACGTTTATTATTGCCGTCGAGACAGCGAACATGAGTTTATCCTTCTGCGCGTCCCAGTCTTTGTAACGCAGATAAAATCTAAACTTTGGGTGCAACGCACTCCCACGCCAGCCGTCCGCCGCCAGCACGAACGTCGGCACCGGGGACGCCTTGGAAAGATGGATGTGCGCCGTTTCCACCGTCACCAGCGCGGCAGCTCGGTCGAACAGGCCCAGCAGGTCGTAAAAGCGATCCACCCTGATTTCTGAAAGCCGGAAGATTTGATGGTTTGGGAACTCGGCCTTGAGCATCGCCGACAATTCCTCCTTTTGCGGGAACGGCGAGCTTTGGCTGTGATCCGCAAACAGAATGTAGGGCATTGGTGACAGACTCACCGGCTCGCGTGTGATTTCCCGGCGATCAAAAACAAGCGGCCACTCCTCAAAATGTTCCACGCACCCGGCCCGCTGCCACTGGTCAAGCTGGAAACTTGGCGTGCGATGCTGGATCGGCATGTTATTCGCATGTGTTTGGAGAACGATAACGTCACTGAAACGCTTTTTGGCAAACAGGATTGCCCCGGCCAAGTCCCCAATATCGCCTTTCCAAATACACTGTTCCACATACGAAACACCCTCAAGAATGGAGGCGTATTCGCGCCCAATGACGAGGGTTGGCTTCTCGCCGGTAGTTTGGTATTCGTGGAGAAGGATGGGGAGAATACTCAAGCAATCCCCTAGCTTTCCCAACTGAATAAAGCACTTCATTTTGCGCCTTTAAGCTCAACCTCGCACAAATACTTAATCTGATCACCTACTACACTTACAACCTTCCATTTCCCAAATAGACTTATCCTTGAATCTGCGATGACATATTTTAACCCATGCTCAATCAGTTTTGTACCTATAAAAACTTCCGCTGTCCGGCGCAGTGTATGATATAGGTTTTCAGCTTGGATAGATATTGAATGATCGCCAAATATTGGCAATGTCGCCGATATTAAAAACTCTACATGAATATCCAACAATTTCTCATTCTCGGATTCTTTTGATAAAATAGGAATTGTCCTAAAGGCGTATATGGCCGGGCGTTGTTGTGGGGTAATGCCTTGGTCCCAAGAGCCATAATGGAACTCTAAATCACTAGCAAATGCGCGTGGAATAACCTCACATTGCCTTGCAATCGTCTGAATTATTGTGTCCTGCGTTATCATTCCAGTATGGCTAGGATGTCCCCAGCGTCAATCATGGTGGATTTCTCGTCTTCGGAAAGCTGCTGATGGTGCTTTGAGAAGAACACCCGGTCTCCTACTTTTAACCCGGTGTCCTTCGAAGCCTTCTTGGATATGGCTGTGATGGTTCCTCTGTCCGGCATCTGGCGGGACATTCTGGCACGCCATATCAAACCGACCTGATCCTCGATGTCAGGCCGGATGAATACTCGGTTGCCAAGTGGTGTCATACCTGTTGTTGGAGTTTTTCAATCTCCGCACTCATCGCGTCCGTGCCACCCACTTCCTCGCCGCCGGCCTGCATCCCGCCGCCCGACTCACCGCCCGCGCCAGGGTCGCTCCCTTGCAACTTCAAAACAGTCGCCTCAAGCTCGGCAATCTTTGCCGTGTTCTGCTTGATTAAAATCTGGTTGGCCGGCCACGCCGACGCCCACCGCCGAATTAACGCCGACGACTGCGCGCGCTGCTCCGGTGATTTCTGGTTGAACCCGGTGGAATTCGAGTCCACAAATTGAACGCCTTGTTGCAGGGCTTGATTGAACTCGTCATTGCCTTCAATCGGAGCGAAATACTGCGGGAATTTCTCCACTAGCAGCTTGTCGTATTCGCCAAACACTCTCTGGCCGGTTTGCAGCTCGCTTTGGAACCGCTGTTGCTGTTGCTGCCGTTCGCTCTGGAAACCGTTGCGCTTGGCCTCAATTTCATCGTTGGCCACGTCCTCAATACCTTTCAACTCACGCGCCAGTGACAAAACGACATCCGCATCCTCACCGAACAACGCCTTAGCCTGCCGCCGCTGTTCTACCTGTGAATCGCCAAAAGACCTGATTTTACCGAAGTCAGCCAGTGTCGCCGGGCGTTGAACATCATTCTCTGTGACCTGAATCCCATTCAATTCGGTCTGGACGGTCTGAAAAATCTTGTCCGCCTTGGCCTGATACTTAGCCTTGAACTCCGGCGCTTCCCGGTAGTCACGCGAGTAAAGCTCGGCTTCAAGCTGTTGCTGGCGGGTCTCCAACTGCGTGTATTTGGCTTCCTGCTCCGGCGTGAGGAACTTCTTGGCCTCAAGCTGCTTCATGGATTGCTCCGTCGTGAACAACTTGCCCTTCAATTCGCGCTCGGTTGACTCAAATCGGGACTTCAACGCCTCGTGCGCCTCCTTGAACTGCTTGGGGGCGGTTTTCCAGTCCAGAACAGGGGTAGCAGGCTTGGCTGGTACCGGGGATGGCTTGGCCACAGGCACGAATTTTGTGGCAGGGGGCGGTGTTGACGCTGGTTTTGCTTCCGGCGGCGCTGGCGGGACAGCGGGAGCCGTCTCGGCGACTGGCGCTGACGTTGGTTCGGCGGGGGCGGCTGCTGGGGCTGCGGAAGTCGCCGCGTTCATTTCAGCAACCATCTGGTCAGCCATGTCGCCGTTGCCAGTGGAAGCATTGGGGGGTAGTGTAGTATCGTTTGCCATAAATTATTTAGTCTCAACTCCGGGCGTGCCGTCGCCATCAAGAAACGTCAGCGACTTCACCGGCAGCCGCGTCAACTTCACTTCATCCGCCGCAAGCCCATTCAGAATTTCGATGAAACGGTTCGCGCCGTTGATCTCCTGATCGGTCGCGCCACGGTTCGCCAAGTCGGCCAGCGCGTAAATCACCGCCGTTTTGAACCAAGGCTTTTGAGACTCCTCAAGCAGAGTGTCCGCGTGAGGAGAATGGAACTTCTTGAAGTCGGATTTTGGGTCTAAGGACATTTCTTTTTTGGTTTTTTGATTTTCAACACCTTGGCGAGCGCCTCAACGATGATGTCATTCGCAATGAGCGTTCGAGACACTTTGAATTTCAGTGTTTCGTTATACTCATCAATCATCTTTACGGCGGTATCGCTCAACTCAACTTGCATGGACTCAACTTAACCACGTCCAGTTGAATCAGTCAAACATTATTATTCTCCCCCAGTCTCCACTTGGCTTGCCGACCGGATGGCTTCAAGCGCCCGCTCGAAAGTTTCATTCATCATATCCTGCTTGTGGGCAATGTCCTCGCGCTTGATGTCCGCCATCAGCTCCATGTCCTTGCGGGCCTCATCCAGTTTAAATTGCAGCATATCCTGATTGGCTTTCGCCTGCGCCTTCTGCTGTGTAATCGCCGCCTTGATCTTGGCCCCCATGATGGTGGACTGCGCTTTCGCCGCCGCCTGCGGGTCGCCCTGCTGTTTATTCTGCGCGGCCTGTTTCGCCTGATTTTGCCGTTGTGCGAACGCCTTGATGAGATTCACGATCTTGCCAAGTGCATCCCCCAACTGCTTCACCAACTGCTTTTGCTGGTCGTCAGCCGCAAGAATCATCACGTGTTGGTTGATGTTCTGAACCACTGTCACCAATCCGATTAAATCGTTTGGCGTGCCCATGTTGTCCGAACCGCTGATGCGCTGAACCACTGTTCCAAGCATCTTGAGCAGCGCCATGACGTAACCCTGCTGGTCAATGCCTTGGCGGATGCTCACTTGGTTGCCGGTCATCAAAGTTCCAAACACATTCTCAGCCATGTAGGTGCCATCGGTGGCCGTAACCGGCGTGGCCGGAACGAGCAACGCAGCTTTGGCCGGGTCGTCTAGCATGGATTGTGTTGCCAGCCGCAGAATCGTCTGTTGCGCCTTCGGGTCGAACATATTTTTGACCTGCAAAAGCCAAAGCGCCTGTTGCTGCGCCAAAGATTTATCACCGCCGCCCAGCACGCGCTCCGGCGTCACCTTCCACGCGTCCGGGTCGGTCATGTATTCCTTCGGCACACCCTCTTTGATGCACCGGGCCTGAAATGCCTTGATGTCCGGGTCGGTGGGCGACTCCTGACAGAAGCGGCGTTTCAACTCGTCGTAGTAGAAGCCCTCCTGCAGATACATCGTTTGCAGCATGGCGGAAACCAGCACGTTCGCCTGGTTCACCTTAATCATGGCCTCTTTCGCCGTCATCTGCTTCTCGCCGCCGGTGTCCTGTGACGCGACGTAGGATGAAGATGAAGACTGCATGATTTGACTCATCTGCCCCATCGCGTCACCAATTAGGTTGGCGTCAATCTGTTGCCGCTGATCTCGTGGAATGATTTCCATCCCGTCCTGAATGAATCCGTATTGGGAAAGAATCTGCTGCTTGGCGCGGTCTCGGTCGGCGGGGTCTTTGATGCGAAAATACATCTTCATGTGCTCGAATACCGCCTGCACGAATTCGCACCGCAGCCGGTTCAACGTCTCGACTGGCGAGTAGAGGTCAATCCCCAGCCCGCGAACAGTGTGATACTTGAGCGGAGCGACGTAGTTGCTGTCACCGTATTGCACATTGATGATCTGGCTGATGTCATCCGCAAATGGCTCGTCGGTGCCATCGAACAGGAACTTCTTTTCAATGTCCTTGATCTTTCCGCCGATGTTTTCACGCGGATAGACTACGCGATACCATTTGTTCGGCGTGTCCATTTCCTGATAGAAGAACTGCACGAGCCGAACCTTGGGAATGGCATCGGAATAATAGTAACCTGAATTCTCAAAGAAAATCTGCTTCATGGCCTCCGGTTGGTCGCGCCAGGTTGACGGTGTGGACTCGTTGTAAAGGTCTTTGTGACCATCAAGAATCTGGTCCACCATGTCCTGATTCCACCCCTTCTTCGCCTTGTCACCCTTCGCCATTTCAATCAACTCGCCGATGGTCAGATACAGATTCACCGCGAAGTAGCGCAGATTCGAGAAGTCACACTTCGTCTCGGTCGGTATCAGTAAATCTTCCATGCCAACAAAACGTGGACGCCAGATATACGGGTTGGCCCACATCATTGCGCCGACACCGTGCATACATACCGAGGCGTTGCGGTCTTTGACGAGGAAGAAGTTCTTGCGCCCACTGATACCCTCCTGCAAAGGAATGTGAATGTTTTTTGTGAAGGTGGCCGACCAAGCATCACGCTTGTCAACCGGCCCTTCGCGCAGCGAGCATTGAAACAGCGTGCCGGGATGCAACAGGGCATTATTCAACTGCGAATTGGCATCGCGCATGATGCGTTTGCCTTCACCCCAATTTACATTCACCTGAATGTTGTATTTTTCCTCCTCGTCGCTGGTGTAAGGTCGCTTCCCGTTGAAGAGGTCATTGATCTTGGCCCGGTCACTGGCTCGATCATCCTCGACATCTTGTAAACTCTTGACGACGTTGATAACTTCCTTGGGACTACCAAATTCCTTTTTCTTGTCCGGTTTTTTGTCTTTGGTTTCAGCCATAAATTATTTCTTTCGGGTTTCAGATTGCTCCATCTTCTCGCGCAGGCTAGTCATTAGCACGGCGCTTTTGTCGCGGTGTAAAACCACAGCTTCCGGGTTTATTGTCGTGCTTTCTTCCCAAATTGCAACTTCCTGAACCAGCCGCGTCTTGGTCGAGGCGGGAATAATGACTTGCCCGGCGTTCATGTTGAACATGCTGTTGTCATTCAGGTACGGCTCAAGGTCGTTGATCGCGTCGTGCGGATAAACAGCCACACGCGCAAGGAAAAGCTCGCTGGCCTTCATCCATGAGCCGGAATAACGCTTCGGCTGCGAGTAGTGGGCATCGGTGATGGCCTTGAGCCAGCCAGCTTTGAGCGGCACAGTGTCCGGTTCAAGCCACAGCCATGGCAGCGTGAACCGTCTGGCCACCGTTTCGGCGGCAACCCGGAACAGTGTGTTGACATGGACGTTTTTGTTCTGGCTGACGACTGCCGGCGCGGACACGACATCCACGGTTTCAAACGCAACCTGCGCCGCCAGTTCAACCTTCGCCCGCATCTCCGCGTGAACGTCGCCAGCGACGACGAGCAGCGCGTGGCCTTTCTGGACACGCTTATTGAGGAGAAAAATCCAGTCACACAAATGTTCAGCGAGAATCGCATCATTTACAGAGAACGGAATGACAACGAGTATTTTGTTCATGGTTTAAATTCTTTCCGCAGCCAGCACGACTGGTCGAACTTTACCAGCCCATCGGCGTCAAGTCCGAGTCTGTCCAATTTCAGCCAGCACTTCAATTTTATTACGCAGCCGCACCCTGAACAGGTGTGTAGCGACTTCTCGCCATTCAGCCGAAGATTGATCTTGTTCTTGATCTCAACCTGCTTACGGATGACAGCGGCAACCGTTTCCGGCAATGCGTATTCACGCACGTTCATCGGGCATTTCAAGCAGACGTTCGCACGCGCCTGCGCTTGTTCCTTGGGCACCGTATCGGCACCGTCGCCAAGCCATTCAGTGAGGATAACGACCCCATTGGCATACTGCTTTGCTTTTTCCAAGAGCCTCATCGGGGAAACGCCTTTCCGCATTTCGGGCATTTGTAGCCGGTGACCATCCTGCCACCGCAGGAACCGCAATAGGTCGGCACCAGTCCAACATTGCACGCCGGGCATATCCGTGTAGATTGTGGCGCCGGAGCTGGCGCTGCGAGTGAAACAGGAACACCTATTTCCAAACAGTAGCCAGCCGGGTAGCGCGGGCAGTTGAATTCCACGATCTGATTGCTCACGAAAGCGTATTCAGTCCATTCCGGATCCGGGTAAACACCGGGATTGGCCATCCGGAATTTGATGACTTGCCCCACGCGTTCCGACAGCCAAGTAGTCTCATCGTTCCATTGCGCGGCGGGCGTTCGGGGGTCGGTGTAGGTGATACCGTGTGGAGGCATTCCGATATTTGTGCGAATTATTTTCATACAGTTTCCATTTCCTTAACCGCCTCGTCCAGCGAGTCGGCTTCCGTGTCAAGGTCGTAGCCTTCAACCTGCTCAGCAATGTCCTTGCACTTCTTGACGGCTTCCTCTGGCGTGTTGCCAAAGGCCACAACGGAACCGACTTGCGACATGTTCGCCAGTTGCGGCACCGCGTAGTCAACGCCGTTTATCCGGCAGTGATTGTAAATCTTCACGAACGGTCGGATTTCTTCCGGAAACCGCAACGGCATCCATTTGCCCAGCGAATGCCATTCCGATTTCAGGATGATCTGCGCGCCGCATTTGAACTCACACACAGGGTTGACCAGCTTCCCCTGCGCGCCGTTCCAAAGAATCTCCGCCAGATTGGTGAACAGGCCGGTTTCAACCTCGCCCGCCGGGGATGGGTGCCGCGCCGTGATGTCTATGAGAAACGCCTTGTCGCCCTTCTCCCGAATCTCGGTGGAGAAGAATTGCCGGTATTGATGTTCACCCAGCGGCCCGGCCAGCGCGTCATTCACAGAGCGGACATTTTCGGGCAGGTCGTCGTATTTACACACGCGGCCAAAGTAGGAACGGTCCTTCTTTTCAATCCCCACAACTGCCAAGTCCGGGAACCTCCCATCAATGCAATATCCATCGTAGCCAATTTCCTTCGCATCCGGTATCGCGTCCTCGCAAATAAAATCCAGAATGTCAGCCAGCGCGCCGTTCTTGTCCTCAATCTCACGAATCTGCCCCTCGGCCATCTCCGCATCCTTGGCAAACCACGTCTCGCCAATGCCACGGAACGCCGACAGCTTCACGAACTGGTCATTGCGGCCGGCCAGATATTCGCGTAGCGCCTTGGTGCCGGTCATGCGCTCCGTCGGGTTTTCGTCCAGACCAAGCTCTTTGAACCGCTGCCGGGTTTTCCACCGGGCAAGCTCAAGCTCGCTGCCATTGCCGGTGCCCCATACGATTTTACCAAGTGACCGCAGATGCTCCTGAAGGTCGCCATGCCACACGTCGGGGAAAATGAACAGGTCGTAATCGTTGATGATCGGCCAGAGATATTTCTCACGGGTGACGCCTTCCAAGCCTTCACCGATGATAAGCTCCCGTCCATCAGGAAAACCGGATTGCCAATCGTAGAAGTAGCCCACCTTCGCAAAGTCGCCGACAAGCCGTTCAGCTAACGAGCAGAAAAGCCCATTGTCCACCACGAGCACCTTTTTGGATTTCAAATCATTCATCATCGGAATCCTCCGGGAGTCCATGGTCATCGTCATCAGTTGAACCTTCGGGCATCATTTCTTAAAATTGGTTCGGTGGTTCATCGGCATGTTCCACATCTGGATCGCTGTTTCATCGTCAATCGCCCGGACACTCCGGCACGCGTTCCGGCTGCAACCGATTGTCACGGATTCTTTGCACTTGGCCACAACCGGAATGGCACCACACATCGGGCACCTTTGCAATTCCTTTCCGGCATGGAGGACGACTTTCATTCGCTCATCACGTTCTTTTTTGGGGTTGCTCCGCCTTTCCAGTCTTCGGTAAGGCGTCCGCCGGTTGCGGCCATTACCGTAATCGTGGTGAAGGCTTTTATCAACTGATGCTCCTGTTGTGAGTTGGGGTTTTGCGTGTAGTGAAGAACTTCCTTTAAACCTTCCTCAAATGGGATTGGCAGCATTGTTTCAGAAATAAACTCCGGCCAGGTGTAGGGCTTCACCCCTTGCGCGGCGAGACGCTTGGGCATCGGCGGAGGCGTGCCGTATCCGGGGATTTTCGGCAGTGGTCGGTCTTGATAGTCTGCCTTCATCACAAGAGAAGTGATTGGACTCAGGAACGGGCTTTCCTGTGTTCGGAGAAATGAGCCGATGGTTTTATACATGGACTCGTCCGGGTAAATCAGATACTTGGACTTTCCGCCGTCGCTCATTCCGATTTGAACGATCCGCAGCGGGAGCCGCATCATGGTCAGGAACGGACTGCCCCATGCGAAGTTCATGCCGGCAACCCGGAACTTCATAAAGTCGGACGCCATCGGATCAATTCCCGCGCCACCCAAGGCCACTGGAACGCCGTTGAGCTTCTTTTTGTCGCCAAACAGATTGTTCAACTGCTGATTCGCCAGCAATAGCCCACCGGCAACGGCAAAGATTTTCGCCTTTTCCTTGAACTGATTCACCGTGAACCATTTTTCTTCCGGTGTCATGTTGGACATCTTGGAAAGATTGTTGATCGCACGGTACGGATCGCCGCCCATCACTGACAAGCGGGACAGCAACAACTTTGGAGCAAACAACGCCACGTTCGCAGCCGGGTGGCTGCCAACTTTTACCACTCCGGTCATGTGGTTCACTGAATCGGAAATCGCCTTGGCCATTTCACTGGTTCGGTCTGTCTCTGCCAGCTTGTTCCATTCATTATCAAAAAGGTCTTGGCGAAGAATTTTCAGCACGGAATAACCACGCGTCCCCATGCCTTGCAGCACCTTGAACTTGCCAAGATTGGTTCTAAACCACTCGGCCATTTTAGGAAACCCTTCCGCCAGTTTGGGGTCGTTGAAATCCTCCATCTTGGCCATGTCATTCACCAACCCGGCGCGCTGGGCGACGTTGTAGTTTGGACGGCGGGCGAGTTCCACCTGTTTCATCTCGTAATACTGCGGAGACGCCACAAGATGATACATCTCGCCAAAATTCTTCGCAAAAATAACCGGGTGAGTTGCGGCAGTGAGCGGCGCATGGGTGCCCAGCGCGACGGTGCCGTGCAATCCAACTTTCGTTGAAAACGTCACCTTGACCGAGGTGGGTAGGATTTTTGCAATCCACTTTTCCTTCGTGTTATTCACCCAGCGTTTCGCAGCCTGCTTTAAAATGCGCGCCTGCCGCTGTTTCTGCCACACGTCGTCGGCCACACGCCTCACGGTCTGGTTTTGCGCCATGCCGCGCAGAACGTCTTTGACCGGGATGCCCAAATCGGACGAAAGTTTGTAGGCAGTGTCCGTCAGGCCCAAGTTTTCCTTGTCAATGTATTCAGTCTTGGCTCGCCGCCACAGGACTTTTACTTGCTCCGGTGTCATCGGCTTTCCTTCAATGAAACCTGCGAACAGTTGGCGATTGGCTTCCAACGTGTCGGCGGGCGTCGGCGCGGCCTTCGGTTGCAGCTTCACCGCACGCTTGACCTTTTTTCGCGTCGTCTCATCCTTCCCGACAACCTTTTTGAACCCGTCCTGAAATATTTTCAGCGAGGCTTTCCAGATGGCGTCCAGATGCGGCTTGATATAGTCGCCAATTTCATCCGTCATCTCCTTTGCCCACTCCGCCGTCATCTCTGCGCTTTCAATACCTTTTTCAAAAATCTTGCTCGCGCCGTAGTCGGCGTAATCAATCATGTCCTCCGTTGAAAGTTTTCCACCCGATAGAATGGCACCAGGATCGTTGAACATCCGGCCTTCGGCGCGGCGGGCCTTGATGCGTTCAAGCGCGGATTTTGCCCGCGTGTCAAAAAATCCTTTCAGTTTATTCGCCACAAGGCGGACGTGCGGCTCAATGACTTCCGGCTTCGGTGCGGTGGCCTCCTTTTCAATGTAGGCGTCCAGCCGGGCCTTGGTTTGGGCTAACTCTGCTTCCGCCTTTTGCACTCTTTCAGCATGATTCTTGGCGATGGCAGCTTCTGCTGGCGATAAATCTTTCCCAGTGACTTCACGGACAGCGCGGGCAATCCCGGAGTAAGTGCTGGTTTCAATGTCCACTTCACCTTGTTGGGTGCGTCCAGCCTTTGCCCATTCGGTCTGCATTGCCTTTGTTCGCGCCGCCCAGTCGGATTCGGTTTTATACGCCGACTTGAATTCAGGCGTATCCGTTCCAAACTTTTCCTCGGTGGCATTGGTGACTTTTGCCAGCGCTTCTTGATGCGCCCGGACAACGGCAACATCATCGCTTGAAAACCGATTGGTTTTCTCAAAATTCCGCATTACGGATTCCGGGTCTGCGCCGCCCTGAATCAGTTGTCGTCCACGTTCAACCGATGCCTCTGGCGCTATGCCGGCACCGGGCTGCGTCGGCTCGGTCATGTCTGCGGCCTCACGCTGTTTTCGGACACGCTCGGCCAAGCCGGTAATTTCACGGTTTGGCTGAATACCTTTTCCAACTGGTTCAAGCGGATCACCGGGGGCCAACCCGCCCATGCTGTGAAATGTCGGCTGCTGCTTGGCGGTGATCTTGGCGGCTTCGGCGGTGGTTTGCTCGGCCTTTGCCTTCTCTGCGGCGACACGCTCGCCGTCAGACGCCTTTTCACCCGAGAGATTGAATGGCTCATCGCCCTGCAAAAGACTGCCCGTGCCTTTTTCGCCAGGGCGAAGTTTTGGAACTTCGGCGGGCTTGGCCACTTCCGGCGGCTTCACGCTTCCGGTGTCAAGTTTTCCAGCAAGTTCAGGATGATCTTTTAACGTAGCCAACCGCGCCTCAAGTTCGACGACTTTCTTGGTGATTCCTTCCGGGTCTTTTACGTCAATGTTGAACTGCTTGGCGATGGCCGGTTTCTTCGCCGCGCCCTTGATGGCTTGAACCTGTTCGCGGATGGTCTTACGCTCATCGGAGGCCAGTTTCGACTGCGCCTCCATTTCTTGAATGGCTGAATCATCGAAGCCAAAAAGGTCATTCTGGTTTCCTTCCGCCTTGCGATTGTCCACGCGCTGCTTTGCAAGTGTGACCAAATCAGCGGCAGTCTCGGCGGGTTTGCCGTCCAATGCTGCTCGGATGCCAACGGCCTGCAATCCCGGTTCTCCCGGTGCGGTGCGGGCTATGGCGTCGGCTTGGGCGTCAGTGATTTTTCCAGACTGGTGTAGCGCAAAAAGGTCTTCGCCTGCATCTCTTGCGATTGCGAATCCGGCTTTGCCCTTTGCTCGCGCCAGAAGTCCGCGCTCTTTGGCATCCGCTTCGGTAATGCCTGAGTCTTTGAAGTAGTTTGCATAGTCTGTTACCTCTCCTTGTTCATCGCGTATGTTTAGCTCCGCGTCAAGCCGTGCGGCAGCTCGCGCGTCGAAGCCATCAGCCTCGTTGTGAATCTGCGCCGGGATGGTTTTCTCGCCCGTGCGCTGCGCCAAGTCAAACCGATGGCGTCCAGAAATGATTTCCAGTCTGCCGTCCATTCGCCGCCATACTTGGATCGGGGCCAGCCCGCGCCGGTCAAACTTCCCGCCGATTGGCTTCACAACTCCCTTTTCGTTGGCGTTAGACTTGAACTGTGGGACATCGGCTGAAAGCGAAAGGTTTTCCAGCGGAATCTCAACCGTTTCCTTATCGGAAACCATGGCTGTTGGCTTCCCAGTTTCACTTGTTGCAGATTTTTCCAAAGATTGCTCCGGTGCCGGTTTGACGCCGGACACCGGAGCTGTTTTTGCTGCCTCAACTGCGGGTTGAGAAATCTTTTTAATGTCTTCCAAATCAGCCTTGAACACTTCCGCAGCGTCGGGGGATGTCAGTTTGACTTCCGAAAGCATTTGTTCAGGCGTTGCGTCTTGACGCCGCATTTCTTCCAAGATGATTCTGGCTTTCTGGTATTCCAGGCTGTCTTTCCCGAATTGAACAGCCTTTCCAGCCATGTTCTTTAAATCGCGCATCAAATCAGCGGGGTGCGTGCCGTGGGTGTTGCGCCGATAACGCTCTAGCCGTGCTGCATCGTAACGATCCTGAATTGCTCCGATGGCTTGCCGCTGATCTGGCGTCAAATCTTCGGAGCCAGTTTCGTCCATTTTCTTTTCAGCATCGTTGACCTTATTTTTGGCGTCACTAAATTCAGAATCAAATTCTTCATCCGTCATCATCCGCAATTCTGGATTCTGGCGCGACGGACGGTTTAATCCCAAAGGAATTTCAGGTTGAGAAGGGGTTGGTGTGGCGACAGCGATAGGAGCGGCATTTCCCACGTCCTGCGTGGCCGTAGGGCTTGCCGTGGTATCTCTGGGCGTCAACACGGCTTCCGGTGGCTTTGGAGCCTGTGCGGGCGTCGTGGGGGCTTCTGGCGGGGGTAAAACTGGCTCGGTTTTGCCGGCGGGGTCGAAATCGGCCACTGTGAATCCGATTTTGGGTCGGGGCGCGGCCTGTTGAACCTCCGCATTGAGTAATTCTCTGGAAATCACCTTCGCAATGGGTTTTGTTGACTTTGGGGACAGCGCCGTCTCTCCCCGCTCGCCAGATCCACCCAACACGCCCATCAGCAGCGCATTTGCGGCGGTGTCCTCAATGGCTTGGTCACGTTCCTCACCCGGTGCCATGCTGGCGATTTGTGCCACTGCCGGTGCAGACATGATGCCGGCCACGCCCGTCGCGCCACCAACCCGGTTAATCAACGCCATCGCCGCCTGTGAGGTGATTCCTGACTTGGCTGCCACTTTCGCCGCCACATTTCCCAAAATCTTTCCGGCACCTGGCGCAATAATCGCCGCCACCGCCTGAACCGGGTCAAAACCTTCCTTGTTTAAGCCAAACGTCGCGGCACCGGCTGGCCCAGCAACCATCGTCGCCGCAAGTTGTGGAGCGGAACCAATCAGTCCGGGGGCAATCCCGGAAGCGGCACGCTCGACCATTGGCAGTGTTTTTCGTGCTTCATCGTAAGGAGAAGTGTTGTCTTCGCCAGATGCTTCAATGTCACGTTGCGTTTCTGGTGAAAGTTGGTCAAGGCCCAACGATGCGAATTCCTGTTTGGCCAGTCCCGGCTCGCCAACTGCGGTCAGAGCTGCCGCTTTGGCCGCTCTGGAAAGCAAATCGCCGCTTTCAATAAACGGCCTGCCGACGGCTTTGGAAACCTTTTTGAATGTGGATTCTTGCGGCGTGTCAGAAAAATCAGACTCATTGAAAGTTAGCGGTTCGGATGGCTCTGTCTCCTCAAAGTCGTCGGTTGTAAAATTGAGGGGCATTTTTATTGCGCGCCAGACATTTTTTGAACGGCCATTAGGACTTGCTGCTTCGTCCAGTCAGGATGATCGGCGGAAATCTTCTGAGCCATCGCCACTTTGTCTTTTGGAGACATCGCAGTGGCGGGCTGCGCTGCTGGCGCGGTCGGCCGGAATGAAACCGGCGGCTGCGCGCCGATGGCCGGCGAGTTGGTCGTTTTGTTAATCAGTTGTTGGGCAGCCTGTTTAATTTGGGGTGGCACGGTCAAACTGAATTTCTTCGCCTTGTCCATGGTTCCGAAAATAACCTTTTCCGGATCTTCCGCTGCCGCTTCCTTCGCATCAGCAATCTGCTTTTCCTTGGATGCTGCATCATTCTCACGCAATCCCATGTTGTAGATCGCTCGCCAGTTGGTTTTGTAACCGGGCTTGACTAGCAAGGTGGGGTGAGCTTCAACCACAGACTGTTTGTTCTCTCTGTTGGCAATCGCGGAATAGGCGTCAGATTGCTCTTTCTGCATGGCTGGGTTGGCTAAGAATTGGCGAGCCAAACCCTCTTCCGAATCAGAAGAAGAATCCGGCAACTTCGACGCCGCCTGCCACTTCGCCAATGTCGGCTTGAGATAAATATTTTCCGAGTCATTCGCCTTGTAGCCGGACTGCGCGCCCACCACGAACGCCTGTTGCGCCTGATCCATCTCCGCCGCCGCCTGACGCTTCATTGTTTCCGGCACATCCTTGAGAATGTCCCATTTGTCCTTCACGGGATTCAGATACAACTGCGCCGCGTCCGCTTCCGAGTAGCCAGAATTTACGGCGGCGCGATACCGTTGCTGCGCCGTATCCCAATCGGCATTGAACTGCTTGTCCGGGTCGGGCGTCGTGGTGCCGGTCGCTTGGATTGGCGTCGTGTCCTGAAACGAAAACGTCGAGGGATCGTCCGCGCCGTTCAAAATGAGGTTGTCGGACATAAATCAATACGCATTCGGATTTTTGGAGGTGGTTTGTCCGGAAGCGTTGTTGTAAATCGAACCCCCGTTGTAAATGGTTCCGTCACCAAGTTTTGTTTGCCCAATTACAAGTCCACCATTTCCAACTTTTCCAGTGCTGCCACTGGTGCTTTTGTTCTGGCCAATGTTGTTCAAAACATTCTGCATGGCATACCACGTCGCGCTGCCCGGAGTCACCGTGTTATTCTGTGAGAACTGTTGCGCGGCCTGCTGCAATGCGGTTTGAGCCGTCTGGTTGGCAATATCCGCAACCTGTTGATTTGTCTGCAAGGTGTTTTGTTGAGATTGTCCGGTATTCTGATACACCTGTTGTGCAGCGACCTGACTGGCGGCGTCTTTCTGCGCCTGTGTCTGTAAGACATTTTGCTGCGTCTGGCCGGTGGTATTAAAAGCCTGTTGCGCCTGCGCTTGAGCGTTGGCGTCATTCTCAGCCTGAGTCTGCAAGGCAAGATTTGAATTATACTCCTGTCCGCTTTGAGCCAGTGAACGGTTTTGCAGGTCGAGATTGGAGGCATACTCCGATGAAAGCTGACCCTGCTTGGTTCCAAGGAGGTTTTGCAAATAGCTGAGGATACTGGAAAAGTCCATAATTTTAGGAAGTTGTGATGTTGCCCGTGGTGTTACCGACAATGTTATTTCCAAGACCCATCGCGTTCAACATTTCTTGGAACTGGTTCAACTGGTTGGTGGAATTAAACTGGTTTTGATTTTGGTTCAGGTTATTGTTAAACTGTGTGTTCTGTTGGTCTTGCGATTGGGTGAACTGGTTTTGATTTTGGTTCAAGTTTTGGTTGAACTGTGTGTTCTGCTGACCTTGAGACTGATTGAACTGGTTGTTGGCCTGATTCAGTGAATTCTGATATTCCGTAAGCTGCTGGCTCTGCGCTTGCGTATTTTCAGCGTTTTGCTGCGCCAATGAATTTGCCGCCTGTGTATTCTGATTTTGAACGCTTTGATTATTCGTTGCAGCCGTTGTATAAGTTCCAAGCAGCGAGTTTAAATCACTCAATCCAGTCTGCTGGTTCGCATTCGCCTGCGTGTTGTAAAGGTCGCTACCACGAGCATCAATGAAGGAATTTACATCGTTTCCAGCCGTTTGGCCATTGGCGGCACCATAGTAGGCGTTCGTTGTCCGGGCTTGTGACGCCGAAGGCAACCCGTTAAGCAAGTTTCCAATGACCCCAGTGGCGCTGGTGGTGAGATTGCCCACGCCGGGCAGGACGGATTCAAGCCAATTTTGTGAGTCCGATGTTACTGGTTGTCCAGTTGCAGTTGTCGTTGCCATAAAATTTAATACGGATTTCTAATTCTACTACCTAAAACACTGTTCACCCGAATCGGCATTTGATCGTCGCCATTCTTGTCACGCAAATCAAAATTCAACTCCCTGATCGCCTTGCTAATTTTAAGCTCCGCCGTCTGCTCATCGTTCGCTTCTTCCGCCTTGATCGCCTGTATCATAAACTTTATGGCGTCAAGGTTGTCAATCATTAAAAAGTCCCGGTCATTCACCACTGGAATGAATTCCAGTTTTATCAGGGCTTCCATCGTTGTCCAACAAATCCCATTCGCGTCTGCTTGGTCTCGGTTATACGGCTTGTTGTGGATGATGCTGCGGCGGATGCGGGGATTGGTTTCGCCCGGTTCAAACGCGGCCAGGTCGCGCAGTGTATTCGCTGTCGGGTCAAACTCGTAAAGATAGGCCATGCCGATTGTCGCCTGACGGACTACCGAATCAATCCGCGTCACCAGCGTTGTGCTTGCGCCGTAAGGATTAGCCGCCGTCAGAGAAAGCCCAGCCGCGCCTGTGGAGTCCTGCAACGGTTGCGCGCCGTATTGTGATCCGTAAAGGGTGATCGTCTTACCAACGTCGGCAGGGTTGACGACGTAGTATCGAATCAGTTTTCCCGCCGTGCCACTCACTTCATTCGCGCATGGTCCCATGTTGGCATCCTCAATCACCGTGTCACAATGAAATCCGCTGTGACGCAGATGCGGCCCAACGAAGGAATAGTTGTTGTTGAAAAGCTGGCCCGGTCTGCCCTTGCCAAATCGGATTCCATTCACACTGCCAACCCAGCGCGGCCACGCGATGATGTTGCCAGACACGCAGAATGATACCACCCATTCCGTGTCATACCAGTTGCCGCGCCGCATCAGCCGCCGCTGCGCCTCGTTCACATACTGCGCAAGTTGAGCGGAGGAACCGCACACCCCGGAAATGGATTTGATCCCAAGGTCATTCCGGGCGTCTGAAAGTTGAAAGCGAAAAGGCATAAAATTTAGATGATTGCAAATACGATGGTAGCTTGTGTTTCTGAATTCCAGTTTTCTTCGCTAGCTACGGTAATTGTCTGAGTACTGTAAGCCGGGACAACAATGTCAACATAAGAACTTGTATTGTCTGACAATGCAGGATATACTATCAAACCGCTAGGCTGGGCGTTTAACAGATAAAATCCATTCACACTTACGGTTGTATAAGCACCACTATGATTTGGGTCTGGTGGAAGATCACCAAAATAACACAATGGGTTGCTGTATCCGGTATTGGGGTTTGAAATTGGCAGAACCCAGCTTGCCCGGATTGTGACCGGCGCATTGGTTGGATTGCAGAACTGGGCGACGGCACTGCTTTGATGATTACTTGGATAGTCTTGACCCTGCCAAACAAACAAGTGCGCATTGTCCGAACCTAAACTGATGTTATTTTTAGCTGGATTGTCTGATGGCGTGATTACCCATGCAAGGTCGGTTAAAAGTGTGGGCGCTCCGCCGCATCCAAAACAAATCAGATTCCCAGAACCGAGATTGGTATTGGCGAACTCTTGCAACGCGGACAACGCAGAGTTGTTGGCCGCAGATTGGCTTACCCCGGTAAAGACCGAAGCCGCACCCACCAGTTGCGAACCGTTGATGGTTATCCATGACGGCAGCGGGACAAGCGAGACAAGTCCTTTCCCGGTTACGCAGTTTGCATCGTAATACACCGTGTCATTGACATAGGTAAGCGCCTGTTGCTGCGTGGTGGGCTGCAAAGGCGGCAGCGCGGTGACATCGAACACCGGCAAATCGTCGTCCACCGTGCAGTTCAGATTTTGGGACGGAGCCAGTTCACACTCCACCGGAGCAAAGGCCGGTGACGGGACGGTGATGGCGGACACCATCATGCTCATCCACTTGCACGATCCGGTTATTTCAATCCTGAACTGGAAAAAGCAGCCGTTCCTAAGTGGCCGGTTGTTTCCCAATTCGTAATCTTCCACTGATGGTTCACCAAGCCCGACGCGCATCCGGTATCCGGGTTGGATGTTCTGATTCAAGTCACTGCCTTGCAGTTGAACTTCTTTCCAAAGTGTCCAGCATGGGTAAAAGTCTGGCCGGTAAAAAACCTTGATGTCAACGACCCCCTGAATTTCCTGAACGTAGAACTCGCCGTCGCGCAGTTGCACCAATTCCGTTGCCGGCTTCACGTCTTTATTGAAAAGCACGGCGGTTTCAAAAACGGATGGAATTGGGTTTCCGTCATCGGAATAGGCATCCGTGCTTTCGGCCAGCAGTTCAAGAATTTCTATTTTCTGAGTGGTTGAATTCCAAGAAAAAATGAAAGCCCGGTCAGTTCCGTTCACCCGTCCATTCAGCAGTTTGAGTGTGTTCGGACCAACCCACGCCCCTTCCCATGCAGGATTTGCGTCCTGCGTGAAAGTGCTGGCAATGTCAAAATCAAGAGTCGCCAGTCCAGTGTGAATCACACCCCCCGGAGAGGCGTAAGGCCGTGCGGTGAAGATGAATCGGTTATCGAAGAAGATTGCCGAGCCATACGAAAGCAGCGATTGGTCGTCGTCTTTAAGAATCCGCTTGATCTCGTTTGAAATAGGTTTGTTCCCCCAACCGGCAATCTCCCGCCGTGAAATGACGAGCGTGGAAATGCCATCATAGGTTCGGAAGAATGTGTCGGTGTTCACCGCAATCGTGGAGTCCTGGCCGAGTGGCCCTCGACCGCGAGATGTCTGGGTTGAAATCGGGTAGGACAACGCGTTCCAAGTTGTCCGGTCAGGCGGAGCGTTGTTGCTGAAAATTGATCTCTGGGTTGCAACCTGCAACGGGCCGACACCGAGCGACGTGTCCATGACAGCCGGGAAAAACATCGCAGTGATGGTATCTCCGGCACCGGGCAGTTTGAATGAACCGCCGTTTTGAAGAAACGTGTTTTCAGTCATCCGCAAAACTGCATCCCGGAAATTATAGGCGGATGTGCCTGAACCGCCCCCAACAATGTCGCCAGCGGTGTAACTTAGTCCATCGTTGTTGCAAAGCCAGTTTCGACCATTGCCGTAAGCGCCCATTTTACCGGAAGGCAGTTCCGGCACGGACATGATGACGTATCCTGATGGAATATCCTCTCCAACCAGCCCACCAGTTCCACCCACGTCTGTAATGTTTGTCACAACCAGTTGGTTGACTGGCGGAGGCGGACTGGCGGAAGTGATCGTGTAGCGCGCCGTGCCGATATAAACCGTCATGCCCTGCTGGCCGGTGAAAGGTGAACTTAACAGCACGTTCACCAAACTGTTGACCGCAGGCACAACAAACGCAGTCTTTACAAATCCCACCGTGGATGTATTTATGGTTACAGAAAGTCCAATGTCTCCGTTTATTTCAAGAACAATATTGCTGCCGTTTGAAATCGAGTCGGGGGCCGTGGAGATTTGAAGGTATGACCATAAGTTGGTGTTGTTGGTTCCATTGGAATGAACCGGAGTCTGAACCACAGTCATGGGGCTATTCGTTGGATAGCCAGCCTGAACTTGTTCCGCAATCGCCATGTAATCCATTGCAAAATATGTGGAGTTTGGATAATAGTAACCCAAGGTGCTGGTATAAATAGGACGGCCATTGAGATCGAATCCAGTGAGCAGATTAAGGTATCCGGGGGCTACCTTGATGTTGCTGGGAACGGCGTAGGCGATTGTAGGAACTCCGCCGGGAATATTGTATTCAGTGACGCCAGTTATGTCATTTTTCAACTTCGCAGAAATATTCAGGCTGTCAATGATTGCAACCACCGTCCACTGTGATTGCTGGTTGATCGAATTTAAAACCCCATTCTGATAGTAGTTCTGAGTTGCCTTCACATTCAACACGTCGCCGACCTTGCCTTGAAACTGGGTTTTAAGCGGGATGGTGGTAATGGTTCCTGCGGATATTTTTCGAGAAATCGTAGTTGTGTAGTTCTCTTGAATAAAAAATGAAACCCCATCGTAACAGGATGAAAAGTTCAAGGTTCCGCTGCCACCCCAATAGGTACCCCCCATCAACGTGTTTCCTAAACCTAAATTATCAGTACTGGTTCTGGTTGAATCTATCTGCGGTGTGAAATAGGTCTCCCCATAATCATGCAGGTTTCCCGCACAAAACTGGGGTGCAGGAACCTCAGTGATTGCCTGTGCGAAATATTGTGAGAAGGAACCTAGATTGTTGTTAAATCCCAAGCCGTAAAACCCAGCGTAAGTGTTTCGCGTCTGATTCCCACCGGCTAGTTCTGACTGCTGGTCTGGAGTCACCTGCGCTGAAAGACTATTTGTGAACGTCGCCTCAACCACCACGGCAGAGTCAACCGGAACGGTTGTTCCCGGCACGTCGCTGATATTGGTCAGCGCGGCGTTGTAGTTTCCACTCACCAACTGGTTTGAAGAACTGATGTTGTAATACTCTCCATTTATGATCGCGGATACATCCAGCGGCCCGGTATAACTGCCGGAAATGGCAAGAGTCGCTGAATCACCAATCGCAATCCCAGCGTGCAGCGCCGTCGTTGTGGCAATCGGCTGGGATAGACCAGTGGATCGTCGTGATTGGGTGCCATCAAAGAATATCGGCAGCGCCGTCGTACCATCCCGGATGATAAGCCACTTCTCGGACTGCCACATCCACACCTGATTCACGCTCGAATTATTGAAGTCACCCGGCACGCTGACTTCTACGCATAACCATGTGCTGTCCACTTGCTCAATGAACTGAAATAACCGACCACTGATCTGCGCCACAAGTGATTCAGTTCCGAAGTCCGGCAGATAATACGCACCTCCTTGAAATTTTCCACCCTCAACAAAGGCTTGCAGCACGGCATCACTTCCGTAGGTGATGGATTTTTTTGTGATTGGTGGCCGATGCTTTGCAAAGCCACCGCGAAAGGAGCAGTTCCGGGCAAAGGCAACTTGATTTTTGGGAATCCGGTAAGGCGACCAGCCAGACTGCATCCCCCCGTCGAGAACGGAAATTAAATCCGTCAGCGCGCCGGGGGTGAAATTCTTTTCCATCTCATGTAAGGCTCAACGGGATGATGGCGAGACTGGCGGAATCGACCGTAATGCTTCCCGCAGCAGTCACCGCAGTGGTTAAAATTTGCAATGCAAGGATGTCGTTGAGCGCAAGACTTGAAACGAAAAACGGAAGCACGATGTCAATCGTGGGCACGGTTGCAGTCGTCAGAATACCAGACGCCCGATACGTCACCGCCAGAGTCCCAACCGTGTTGTTCGTTCGTTGAACCTGAACCGTGATGACTTTGGAATTGGCATAGGTTACTCCAGTGAAGTTCAAGGAACATCTTGCCATGACAAGATACAGCCCGGCAGCGGGAGCCGTCAGCGTCATTCCAGTGATGGTCGTCGCCACTGAAAGGTAAGCGCCAGTTCCCGCCAGCGACAAGCCGATGGCTTCCAGATTTACGACGGTTCCATTTTGACCTAGACCAAGCGCTGCTAGCGCACCTGACTTTGTGGAAACTCCGGTACCACCTTGAGAAATCCCAATCGGAAACGTAAGCGGTGGTTGAGTTCCAGCCGGTGAAACCTGTGCCCCGGAAACGATGGTATTTCCGGTCTGATTGTTCCCCGTGTAGTTAAGGTAAGTCAGGATCGCCTGCGTGTTTCCAGTTTTGGACTTGACGGAGAAGTATCCAGCATAGGCAATGTAAACATTCTGGCCGACGATCATCCACTGGTTGTTGTCGAATGTGAGATTGACGGTGTCAGCAGCCTGCGCGGGAACGGTGAAGTTTGCCGTAGTGAGAATCGAAAATGAGTTTGCTCCGTTGGTTCCAGATGATCCCGCCGACCCCGCCGCGCCGGGCAGTCCCGGAATTGCAACAATTTCCGGCGACGGACAACCGCAGTTTCTTGAAAGGGTGTTTGCCATACCCGTTATATTTCTACTGGATTTGGCTCAATGTCAACTCTATATTGCCCTTTATGGCAGCTACTTTTTCAAAATACGGCTACGAATGGCCCGCCGGAACCGACCCCCTGGCCATCGAATTTCAGATGATCCGATTGCCGGATGGAAAAATCAAGACACCCCACTACCTCGCCGCGCACAAACTGCTCTGGCCGGAGGATGAACAGCACCGCTGGTTCGTGTTGGGACTGAAAACCATCGTCGAGAACAAGGTTACTGTCCTGCTTGGCTGCGCCTCTTCAGGGAAAACCTACATCATGGCAATCCACGCCCTGATTGATTTCTTCTGCTTCCCAGAAACGTCACTCGCCCTCGTGTCGTCAACCGACATTCGTTCCCTTGAATTGAAGGTGTGGGGTCGGTTTAAAACCCTGTTCAACCGGGCGCGCCGGAATTATCCATGGCTGCCCGGCTACGCGCTGGATTCAAAAATGACCATCACGCCCGATGACATTGACGGGGATAACCAAGTCGCACGAGAGCTAAATCGCGGCGTGGTGTGTGTTCCCTGTGTCAGCGGTGGCCGCTTCATCGGCATGGGCAAGTTTCAAGGGGCCAAGCCTCCGCACTCACCCGGCAAGGCAGACGGCCTGCTCAAGCACTACGGCGACGAGGCGGCGGTCATGCAATCCAGTTTCCTTGACGCCTACACCAATTGGACGGTGTCGCCGGGATTCAAGGGGGTCATGTGCGGAAACCCGACGGATATTTCGGATCCGCTCTGTGTCGCGGCGGAGCCGGTCGGCGGCTGGGATGAGTTCATTGACACCGGCAAGACACAGGAATGGATTTCGCAATGGTACAAGGCGCATGTGGTCGCATTTGATGGCCGGGATACCCCGAACAATGATGATCCAAAAAAGATCTATCCCTACCTCGTGTCCGCTGACTGGGTGGAGTCCATGAAACAGACACACGGCGAAGACTCGTGGCAGTTTTTCCAGCAGGCCATCGGCAAGCCATCGCGTGGCATGGTCAGCAACCGAGTCATCACCATCGGCCTGTGCGAGCGCAACCTGGCATTTGAAGACCCAATCTGGCGTGATTCCACCTTTACCGACATCTACGCCCTTGACCCGGCATACGCCGGCGGTGACCGTTGCGTCGGTGGTAAAATCCGCATCGGCACCTCGATTGACGGCAAGCAGATCGTTGAAGTCGGAATCCCCGAAACCCTCCCCATCCGGCTAAATGTCGGTCTGGAACCGGAAGAGCAAATCGCACGACTGGTCTTTGACCGGATGAAAGCCGATGGCATTCCTGCCGAGAATGGCTTCTACGATTCGTTTGGACGCGGCACCCTTGGCTTCGCCTTTGCCAAACTCTTCGGCGCGTCCTGCCCGGTGCCGGTGGACTCCGGCGCGCGCCCCACATCCCGGCCAGTCCGGTTTGATCTGTTCGTGGATGATGGCCATGGCGGGAAACGTCTCAAGCGCTGCGATGAACACTACTCCAAGTTCGTTACTGAAATGTGGTTTTCCACCCGCGAAGCCATCGAGTCAGGCCAAATCCGCAGCCTGCCTCGCACCGTCGCCAATGAAGGCCAGTTGCGAATGTTTGAAATCGTTTCCGGCAACCGCGTTGAGGTTGAAACCAAGGACGACATGAAGCAGCGCATCCGCAAGTCCCCCGACCTTTACGACTGGTTCGCCATCGCCATCGAAGGCGCACGCCAGCGCGGTTTCAAAATCCAACGCATCGGTGCCGCCATCGAAGCCAAGCGCAAACCCGACTGGCTCGACGGCCACTTCAAAGAACTTGCCGAACTGGGCAAATCCAGACAGTTGCAGAACGGTTAGGAATTGAGTTTTTCACAATCAGATCGAACCCGATTTGTTGAATCCTCAATGAAATCCAGAACCTCACACTGACAACCGTCTGGTTCATTACCGATTTGTCCATAGTGAATTCCACCGGAATCTGCAAAGATGCAGAATTTAAAATCACCAATTCCAAGCAAAAACATCTGCTCGTAACCAGCCGGAATTTTAAAATTTGGTGTGATGGTGGTCATCGCAAACCCTCCGGCAGTGAGGCGGTCACAATCTCGGAGAGTTTTTTTTCGCTGGCCCCATTTTCCAATGCCTTCACATATCGAATCTCGCCCGGAGTTGCACCCTTGCGTTTCTGATTTTTTTTCTTCACCCCATCCTGACCACCCATCTTCTTTTCCCGATAACGCCTCGACCGCTCCGCACTGGTATGGTCTTTTTCCCGGTAATGGGCGTAATTCAAAGCGATGAATCCACCAGTTATCCGAACCAACCGTCGGCCATCCCATGCCGGAGTCCTGCTTAAAAGTTCTGGATTCCCCAGCCGTTCCAATGCCGAAAGTCCAGTCTCCTCATCCATCAATGCCCGCCTCACAATCCCAACCCCGGCAGCAGCAACAAAGCCATACCACCCAGCAGGCACAACAAACCCTGTTTCCTCCAGAGTTCTTACCTTAATCTGCGCCATCGGTTCCTTCAATTCATATGGTATCGCCATCAGCAAAGCCGCAAAGAAGATTCTCGTCGCATCCACATCCGCCCACAATGTTGAGTCCAATGTCCCACAATCCAGTTTTACAAATGCCATATTCCAAAGGGTAATTCTTTATATTGCACCGTGTCAAGCGTAGCGTCACGCGTGATATGCCGTAGCGTCACACAAGCAGAAGCAGAAGCAGAAGGGGGTATGGGGGAATGAACATCTCCCAAAATAGCAGTTCGTGTGGAAAGGGGGAGTCCCGTTATCCGTGGCCGTCGCCGGATTTGGGGTTCCGGGGGCAGGGTGTGGGGACGGTCGGCCCGCAAAAAGGATGCTTACCCTCGAATAAAATCGCAGCGCGCGGCAGAATCATCTGTGTGCAGGTAAGGCAATTAAGGATACACAGTATCAATTATCTTTAATCCACTTCATCACGAAACCATTGGTATCATTGATTATCTTTAAAGCGACACAATGTTTAAGGATTATTTTGGCTTGAAACACTACCTGTTGGGGTGTTGATCGGCATTGCAATCGGCGCTTCTGCACGCTTGGATCGCCCAGGATGAGAGACACCTGCGGTTGGAGATACCAACTTCCAAAGGTCAGAGATGCAGCTGGCAATCTTGCGGCGCTCGCTTGAATCTCGCTCTTTTTCCATATCTTCCAGCAGTCTATCAATCTGTTTTTTCGTTCTGTTCACGCGCTTATCTTCTGCATCGGGTATCATTGCGAGAGCGATTGCGCGAGCTTCTACGTCCCTCTGTCTTTCTTCCGCCTTTTCGGCTGCTATTCGGGCATTTCTTGATTCAGTTGCGCGGCGCTGGTATTCTCTGGCGGTCTCTGGCGTGAAAGCTGGCGCGAGGTTTGCGAGATTCATAATCGGACTGTGCTCCGGGTAGTTTTCGATGTCAACTCCGATGTTTTTCTGTCCCATTTCTGGAAAGTGTCCCAAGACACATAAAGTCCTTTATTTGCAAGGGATTTGTGAGATTCTTCTGTTTTGACTGTCCTATTTTCTTCTGTTAAATCTGGCGTGGAATTGAGGATTAGGCGTAATCATTGGCTTTTTTGAGTTTTTCAAAGTTGGCACGATTCAGGCTATATGATACCTGTCCACCGGAATTATCCGGGGACAAAACAAAATAAAAATTATGAAAGCCAAAATCACACTTCAAGAGGCGGTGAACTGGGAATATATCCATGCGCACCACAAACTCGGAGATGGCAAGGTGAAGCCCGGCCCGTGGTGCAAGCGCATCATTGAGCACGCCCGCAAAAATGGATACACCGGGCAAATCACCGAGCGCGGCGCCTGCCGAATCATCAACCGGAATCTCTACTGATGAAAAATCCAGCAGCAGTAGCGCTCGGGCGCCTAGGGGGAAAAGTAACTTCTAAGGCAAAGACTCGTGCGGTCCGCGCCAACGCAAAACTTGGCGGCTGGCCGAAAGGGAAGCGGATACCTACCCAAGCGCGCGGAAAAAATCGCCCACAAACACTGCGCAGCTTTCGACGGGTATGGTAGTTGATCGCGCGTGGCTTATCGGTCACAGATGTTGCCGGTTTTGAAAAAATATGCGGAAAACATGGCGGTCCAACCTTTTTGAAAAACGGTTTAAAATTCAACTGAAAATATTATGAAAACGCGCACATTGAAAATTGAGGAGTCCGGCGATTATGCCGCTAAGAAAATCACGCCGACCGTGAGGCTTAAAGGGAAATGGCTACAAGCAGCAGGGTTTCCGCCGGGCAAACACCTTGAATTGACGGTGATCGCGCCGGGCGTGATCGAACTACGCGTGATTGGGGGTGTGGCGTGAAACACATTGCACCACAATTTGAACTGCCCGGCGGCGCGGAAGCCTTTAATCTGTCCGGTGAAGTCTTGCGCGCAGCGGACCCAATCGCGCAGGCAAAAACATGGGACGACGTGGAAAACGCGCGTGACCTATTCACCGGGCCGCAGTCTGAAATTAGCAAGGCGTTCCCACCCAATTTCCGCTGCTATCGCGCGCAGCCGCTTTTTCTTGGTGATAATCCCGGCTGGCTGGTAAAGCCGAAGTGCGGGTTTGACAAACGAACATGGACTTTCCACACGCAGTCGGACGCGCAGGACTGGATCAACTATTTAGAGAGAATTTAAACGCGCAAACGCGCACAACCAAAAACACGAAAGAATAAAATTATGAAAACATACAAAGTCATCACAGCACGTGGGTCGGAAATTATCGAAGCTGAATCGCCGGAACTGGCCGCAAAAAGCCGTAAGGATTGGGATAAAGAGGTCATCCGAATAAAGACGGTGGAAAAAGATGAGACCTCCGATGACGATGAATAAGGCTGCAGGTAATCTGGTTTACCCCCCCCCCAACTCAACAACCAAAAACACGAAAGAACAAAAATATGAGCACTGAATTAACCATGGAATCCGCGGCTAAAATCATGGACCTCAAAATCCGCCCCGGCGAGCCGGATGACCTGACCATCGCGCAGCTTATCCGCCAGCGGGCTGACCTGCTTGCCGCGCTGGTGGATTGCCGGGACTGTTTAATAGCCACCCGCGATTCTGGACGATCTGACGCGCTGACTGATTGGCAAAAGCGGGCGATCGGAGCGGGTTACGAAGCTATGCAATCCTCCGGATACCCCAATGCTCAAGACACTTCCACGAAAGGGGGGATTTAATTTATGAACTCAATGACTGAAATCTTCGGCGAACCGATTTGCGGATATTCACGCGCGCAGGCAATCGAGGACGGCGAACTTGTGGACGTGAGCCAGTTGGTCACGCCCTGCCCGTTCAAATACCCGGTTGCAATGTCGCGAGCGGCGTATCACGCGACAATTACCGCCGGAGGTGGGTGGGTAAACGATGCTGAAAAGCCATTCGAAGAGGGCAGCTCCGGCGCGACATTCACATTGCCCGGCGGGCAGGACGTGGCAGGCCGCGCTTGGGACGTGTTCCAAATGATGCTTGCGGCCATACGCGCGGGTAGGACGACCGACAAAATATGGTTTTCCGTACTTGTTGACGTTAAGGGCAACGGACGGAAAGAAAAAGTTGATCTTTACAGCGTTTGCGGTCCGGGCGACGATGCTGCGCCAGTTCTGACCATCATGCTGCGCGGAGAAGACTGATAAAATCGGCGCGGGAGTGACTAACGCGCCGACAAAACCACATGAAAAAAACAGCTACAAACGCACAGAAACCGAAAGAATTAAAATGAAAATCACCAATGAAAACGCGCTGCGGATTGCGGCTGCAATGGCCCAGCTCGATCTACGCATCGGCTCGCACTTCTGCGCGCTGACAAACCCAACCGACAAGGATTTTTCGGACATGCGGAAACTGGCCATTAATTTCGATCTGCCGGAGCTGGCCGCGCAATTCCAGCCGCAACTGGCCGAGGTCAAACCGCTGGAGGTTGGGATGGCCGACCCGGAAACACCGTTTGTCGTGGAAATTGGAGGCTCAAAATGAAACGAATCCACTGTGAAGAATTTCAGAACGACGTGGGCGAAACCATTGAAGGGAAAGTCTTTATTGCAGAATCCCTTGGAACCGATACCGACGAGGCTTTTGTCCGTGGGCGCGACTACGCCATTAAGCGCCGGCCGGCATCGGCCATTAAAACCGCCTGCAAGAACAAACCAGCAGCCATCGCCGCCGCCATGTTGGACGGTTGGAAATGGCAGAAAAGGAGGATGAAATGAACTTACTTGAATCCTACGGCCTAACCCCCGCGCGTGGTTCCATCGGTAAAATTGGGTTTTTTACCAGCACACACAGCGATGTCAGAATCTCCGCACAGCTCACCGACGGCCATATTTTTCTGGTTCGGCTCGACGCGGTGACCCCTGGCCATGGCGCCGGCGGTGCGGCACTGGAGCGGTTGAAACGATTTGCACATGATTCTGACCGGATCATCCGTTTAATCGCGGCGGCGGACACGCTGGATTTGCAGCCCCACCTGAACAAATTCTACGCGACTCGGGGGTTTATCCAGCAAGACGACGACCAGACACCAGAATTTGTTTGGACGCCGACGATTTAAACACCCCGCCACGCGTCCTGGGATGGACTAGGACGCGTTTTTAGCGTCCGGGTGGCACATTGTAGCTTTCAACGCTCTGCGCTCCATCGTTTTTGGAAAATAGGTCGTTCATTTTACGTTCGAGGCGGCGCTGTCGGCGTCTTGCCTCAAGTCTGCGTTAGGGGTCCTTGCCATCATCCCAATCAGAGCGGCGGCGACTTGCGGCACGATGGCGTTGCCGAGTCCTTTAAGTCTGTCCACCCGGTTGGGTAGCCCATTAACCACTCGACAAATTGCGGGTTCAGGCTCCCACCGATTTCCGCATTGAGCGGTTTCGTGTTCCTCACCATTTGCGACGGGGCGCCGTTGTTCTTCGCGTCCTGCGCCGTTGGCGTCGGCCACATTTTCACGGCGAGAGTCAGCGGCGGCGTTGAGACTTTCCCCGCGTCCCGGCGCCGCGTCCACGATTCTTCCGTTTCGTCCGTCGTCTTGCCCGCTCGCGGCGTGGGCCACAATCCATACTCGGTTTCTTCGGTGTCTGGCATCTGTGGCGCAAGCTGGAATAGCAACCGGCCACGCGGAGTAGCCGAGACTTTCCAAGTCAGCAAGCACACGGTCGAGTTCCATTGTGATGATTCCAGGCACATTTTCACCAAGCACCCAGCGGGGTTTGGCCTCATCAATAACGCGGAGCATTTCAGGCCAGAGCGCACGGTCATCTTCCGCGCCTCTGCGCTTCCCGGCGAGACTGAATGGCTGGCAAGGAAATCCGCCTGTGAGTAGCCAAGTTCCATTGAAGGGTTTTCCGTCAAATTTGCAGATATCATCATAGATTGGAATGTCCGCGAAGTTTTTCCGCAGGACTTTTTGAGCGTAGGCGTCTTTCTCCACGAAGGCCACGGTTTGCACTTCATTCATTCGCGCAGCCAGGGCGAAGCCGCCGATGCCACTGAAAAGGTCTAGGTGGGTTCGACGGACACCTAACAAGCGCACGGAGCCAACGCCTATTGGCGTCGTCAGTCCGCTATCGCGGGCGGGAGTCGTTGGTGCGGCGTGGCTCATGCGCGGTCGTTCGGCAGCTCTTGCCGGTATCGGCAGACACAGTGAGAGTTGCACGCTATGAAACTCATCGCTGATTCTTCATCCTTGACGCGATAAATCATCGCATTGCCTCTGATAACATTTCTGCCGATGTCATTTTGGACATTGGCTTGTGTTGTTCTGGTTGGTTATTCCGTTGCTGCTGTTGCTTAGGTGCTCCATCCGCTCTCCACCATGCCTGACAGCGTCGTGCATATGCCTGCCAATTCGTCTTGCCTTTCCAGTTGTCTGCTTCTGCTGCCAGGAATTTGTCCTTTGCGTAGAATTCTGCCATCAAGCTACACTGCGGACTTTGGCAATATTTCCACCATTCTTCCCATGTTGGATGCTCCGCGAATTGCGGTGGAGCGCTCTCTCTCTCTTCTGGAGATGGAGATGGAGATGGAGTGTTGCCATTTGGTTGCAAGCATGGCTGGTTGCCGTTTGGTTGCAAGGGTGGTTGAAGGGTGGTTGAACCACGCTTGGCAGCGGAATGCAATCCGCCGATGCGCGATTTATCGCGCCAGACCGCTTGTTTATTGCGTTCCTCTTCCATCCTGCCATTTTTCCCATCGGTGAATTTTGAAAGAACACTTTCCGAAACCGTTACACCCGCAATGCGTTTGAGCGCGCAGGAATCCGACGGGATGAAACCGTTTCCCCATGCAAAACAAAGCAGTCTAATGTATGCCCCCACTTCGACGGCGGTCATGCCTACCGTTCCGCCAATGAAGTCGTCTGGATAGAATTGGAAAGCGGGTGATGATTTCATGGTGTGGTGTAGCTTTCTGGAATGTCTGGCGTCACAATGCGCCGATTTTCAAACACTGAAAATTGACCCTCAAAACTCATTTCGCAGTTGCCTACGTCGCCGTCGCGCTGTTTGGCGACAATAAGGACGGCGTCACGTCCGCCGTTAGTGTCGCGGTCGCGGTGTAGCAGACCGATACAGTCCGCATCCCGCTCAATCTGCCCAGAGTCCGCCAGGTCGCTGATCCTCGGCAACCGGGGTGTTTTCTCCTTCACGCTTTCCCGGTTCAACTGGGCCAGCGTTAGGAGCGCGCAGCCGGTTTCTTTCGCGATAGCCATGAGCGCGCCGGATACTTGCCCAACGGCGTAGGTTTTCTTCTCAAAATTTCCAACCTCTTTGATTTTTTGCAGGTAGTCAATCACCACAAGCTTGACACCTTCCGATTTCACCATCCGCCGGATCGTGCCGCAGATGCGTGCGCTGTCCGTGCCACTGATCGAGTCCATAAAGAATATCGGAGACGAATTGAGGAGCGCGTTAAAATGGGTGAATTTTGACATGTCTTGTTCCGAAAATCTTCCCGCCCGCAGGTCGCCCAACGGAAACCGGCAGTGATTGGCCAGCATCCGCCGGCAGAGCGCGTGAATGGACATTTCAAGGGTGATTACCAGCGTTGGGATTTTGTCCGTGAGACAGACACGGTGAATAATAGTCGTGGCCAGCGCGGTCTTTCCTTGTGACGGTCTCGCCCCGATGATGGTCTGTTCGCCGGCCTGCAAACCGTCCGTCAGGTTGTCGAATTGGTCAAGCCCAGTCACAAGGCCAGATTTCCGCCCCTTCAAAGCGAAACGCTCCTCAAGGTGGTTAATCAGCATGTGCGACGCATTTCCACCACCGACAACCAAGTCATTTGACCTGATTTCACGGATGTTTTGCAGCTTGGTTTCAACCGACGAAATAATCTCTTCCGCTGATTCCTGATTTTCGTAAACGCTGGCCGCAGCTTCTGAACACGCCGCCATTGTTTTGCGGAGCATGTAAGCCTCGCTCACCCTGTCCGCGTAGGACTGAAAATTTGAAACCAGAACAGCCACCGAGTCGCATTCGTCCAGATACACCATGTCATGGACTTTGTCGTTTACGGTTATCAAATCAATCGGCTCGCCAGCCTGCCGCATGGCAATCAAAGCTAGATAAGTCTGCCGATTATTTAGATCGTAAAAAACATCTCCGCCGGCCTTAAATCTTGAAATGCACTCATCTGCAAGATTGGGATTTTGCAGGATGCAACCAATGATTGCCCGCTCAAATTCAGGCTCGTTTGGGGGTAGTTTGTCAGGTTCGCTCATATTTCAATGAGTTCCAAGGCTCCGGCACATTTTGACGCCCTGAATTTTTCCGCCCCAGCGTGGGCATCCGCATGGGATTCAAAAAGGCACAAAATCATCCAATCCAGCTTAGTGTTGGTGGAAAAAGCGCGTTGGGTTGAACGAAGCGAATCACCAAGTGTTTGAATGTGAAACGCCTTTTGTCTTGAACTCCATTCCAAAACATAAATCGATCTCAGGTTAATGCTCATAATTCAAAAGCTAAAATCCGCAGCCAGCTTCCCGCGAGACAACAGAGCGGCCACTTGGCACTTTGGAGGTCGGGTTACTGGCTGCGGATTGTAAATTTCGATGTTTCATTTTCTCTGTTATCGGTGTGTCTCACGCACCGGCTGGCAATCTGTCAGCAACTCAAATTTCTTATAAAACTCAATCCCTGTCAACGGAAATCCCGGATAGTTCAACCGATCGTCTTACCGACGCCGGGAACATGATCGAGACCATATTCCTGACGCCACGAAAATGGTTTCCTCACACTTACCAGGCCTCTGAAATTGTTTGATCTGTGAGCGTCGTTATTTCCACCACAACACATTCGCGCCCGGTTTGTCTGGCACGCTTTACGTGATCGTGAACCTGAATCCTTCCACCGCTGGCCAGCCAGATTGCAGCTCGTGGTTCATTGTGAATCTTCGCAATGCGCGACGGCCCATTGCCGCCCCCGGTGACCTGCACGGCCATGATTCCACGCGACGGGGAACAGGCCACAAGGTCGGCAAACCCGTAAAGGTCGCGGGTTATGAAGCAGTGCGGAATACGCTGCTCGACAACCCCAACAGTCCAACCTTCCGCTTCCAACTTCTTCCGGCTGGCAAGGTTTGCCGCGAAAGGTTTTGCACGTCTTTTTTTCAATTTAGGTTCATTCATAAAAAGTTGCCGGCGGAATGCCGGAAATTAATCCTGTTCCACGTCGCGCTCATGGTCGGCGGCGTCGGCCTTGCGATCCTCGATGTCTTCGGTCGTCACTGGGACTTCACCTTCACCTTTGCAGTCAGGACACACTTGCATTTCTTCATCGCCAAAATGATGGTTAATTTCGGCGGTATTGCAGCCCGGCGGCAAGTCCCAGCCAAAAGGATTCATAAAGTTGCCCCTAGGTCGTCGCCAATAGGTTTAGGTGCATGCGTTTCAGGATTTTTAAATTCTGTCATGCCAGCACACTTCCGATAATTCCAACAGTCTTCCGGCCCGATGATTTGAGTATTTCCAAAAGGGATTCCAACCGGCGGAAACGACGGCCATTCTCCGGTTGAAAGGCATTGGCAATAACGCTTCAAAGCCATCCTATATTTCGTCCGGCCCCAGTCCAGAAATTCAGACGACATGGCCGGTGGCGGGGTGACGACGTGAAATGGAAATACATTCTCTTGGACGATGTGGACAAAATCAACCCGCTCTTCTGCCGTCGCGGCGCAGTAAATATCGCGGTAAAGTGACGCCTGAATGTCGTATGATTGGTCTTCAATCACACGCGCCCACGTCGCCGGGTTTCCATTGCGCGCAGTTTTGAAGTCAGCCAACCACTTGCCGAAAATCGGATGATCCGACGGTGGCACAAGGTCAAGCAGGATTCGAAGCGGAACCTCAATCCCAGTCGCCTCATCTTTCCAAGCCGCGACGCAGAACACCTGCTTTTGTGACGCAGCAAAGAGTGCTGCGATCAGGTCACTGCCACGAATCGCGGCAACCGCTTTATCCGCGTCAGCCTTTGTGTCAGACTTAATTATAGTCTTGTCTCCCTGCTCTTTTTTCCATTCCTTGCAGAAAGTGGCAGCGCCTGTCCATGGCTTCGCTTCGCCAGTCTTCTTGTCGGGATAAGTTTCCGGCGACACGGAAAACATTGCTTCAAACTTTTCCGGCGAAGTCAGCAGACAGTCAATCATGCTGCCCCATTTCGTTGAATCGGTTTCCGACAGCTCCTCACGATAGCCAGCCAACCAGCGCGCCGGGTTGCTGGCGAAGTTTACGATCTCGCCACGCGACATGATAAATGCCGGATTGCCACGGAACATCCCTGGCTCTTGTCTGGAATAATCCTTGTAAGATACGTTGTCACCGATTATTTTCGCTTTCGTAATCATTTTTGCCCTTTCAGTTTCTTTTCAACAAGGTTGGTTATGCTGGTCAGTTCGGCAGCGGTCAGACTTTCAAGGTGCTTGTCTGGCTCCATCAAGACTTCATCCCATAGCCATTGCTCAAGCGCGGATTTATCGCCGCTGTGAATATGTTTAGTGGAGTCCCAAAGAATCTTTTTGAGATGGCTGATTTCATCCCCAGTTGTTGCCTTTTTTGCAACAGGTGGTTTTCCGGCGGCGTTACACCATTCGGCCAGAGCCATTCCGTGTCCAACCATGATCGGTGTCGTCTTGTCTTTCGGAAAGCAATCCCGCAGTGAAGGGTGACTGCATTTTGTGAGGATGATGGAATGATTTTGCAGAATCTCAAAGTGACAGGTGGCTTCAAAGATGAAGTCCTCGGCTTGAATCGGCGACGTGGCCTCGTCCTTTATCAGGACGGTTTTACCCTGCTCGTTCTTCGTCTGCCGTGTTTTGTATTTCGCCCGCAGGCAAACAATGATCGGGATTTTCGTCCGCAGCAACCGTTGGACAAATTTCGCGTGTTCAAATTTCGGCGCCTTCCAGCAATGCAATCCAGTCTTGCCGGTGCGCTGTTCAATCTCACCTGCCATATCCAGGACTCCGCCAATACCTTCCCATTCGTGCGAGCCTGAATCAATAATTCCGACTGCTGCGCCGCTGGATTCAATGGCATCCACGGCCTCGACGTATCGAGCCGGGGCGAATGGTGCGGCCAGATCAAACGTCTCAAAACCGCCCGGCAGCACGTCCGCGTAAAGGCTGGCGCGGCCCGACTCCGAATCAGCGACAACTATCTTGCCGGACGCCCCGGCCATGCCACGGGCCAGCAGGAGCGCGGAATAGGTCTTTCCGCATCCGCTTTCGGAATACGCGACGATCAGCGGGTTAATGCCGACACGGGTCGCGGTTTTTATTTCAAAGTTCATAATTAAATCAGTTCTCCGGTTTTTCTTTCCGCAATTCCCAGCGCATCTCTTAGCGCTGCTTTCATATTAATGCAAAATTAGATCGTTAATTTTGACGCCTTGCTTACGGTTATCTGATGTCAACTCACATTCATCCACGTTGCCGCTGATGCCGGAATGTATTCCAACGATTTTGTTGGTAATTTTATTGAGTGCTTTTTTCATGATTTATTTTATTAGTTTATAATTCCAAATCTGTCCGCCGTTTTCCGACTTGCCAATGCGCTTGGATTCAATCTTGACCCCGTTCGCCCGCAGTTCTGAAATATCCGAACTTGGTCGGGTGGTACAACAATGATCCATAATGTCCATCGTGGTTGCTCCTGCGTAGCATCCGGTAAGAAATTGTAGCACCATCTTAAGGCGATGGCTTTTCATTGTGCCGTGATGGAAAGTTGATCTCATGTGGTTATAATGGTTTAGTAGAGGTCTTGTTTTCTTTGCGTTCCGGGTTTCGGTTGAAATTCGAGCAGGATTTGCTTGGTCACGATGTCAAGCTGCACGTCCACGACTGGCGACCAGAAGTCGTCAATCTCGACGCCCGGCACAAAGGCATTCACCTCATAAAGAGGCGGCAGTTTTTGCAGCCGTTCAATTAGTTCCTCGGTGGTCATAATTTTGAATCCTCCCCGCCAGCGGCCCGTGACGGCACCGCATAGCCCGACATGGGTGCGGCCTCATTAGTCTGGCACTCATTGGTGTATTTAGCGTCACCACGAGGCCCGTCCGGTTGTACGTCTGGCAAGGAGGAAATTCTAGGCTTGCAGCCGACTGAAATGTTAGGCATCGCGGCGGCGCGAAGTTTTAGTCCGAGCGGGATTGAGTTTTCAAACGGACAATCCTCGATCCAGATTGCTGCGGTTTTCATTAGCTCTTTGGCTTCGTTTAGCTCGCGTTCAATTTTTGCGTAAGCATCTATGATTTCAATCCCGCTGATTAAATCAGCATCATATCGGTTGCGAAGTTCGTCTGTTCTTGGTGTTTCAGTTTTCATTTCATCGCCTTTTCAATGCGCTCCATGATGTCGTTTAACGCGCTCCGCACGTCCGCCACGCCACCGCGAGCCTCTTCGGATAACATTTTGCCCGGCAGGGCTTGGAACGCTTTGGCGACTGTCCCAAAGTAACCCCAAAACTGGCCCTTAAATTGAACCTCCCAATTTAAAATGTCTGAGCGGATGATCCGCCAGTGGTTGTCAATGGTGATCGTTTGGGACTCGAAAGCGGCATTTTGAGCGTCACGCGTCTCTTTGATTTTCCGCATGGTTTCCGGTGTCATTATATTTGCCATAAAATTATTTGCCGGGCTTTCCTCGCCGCCCGGCTGGCGCTTCTTACGTTAGACGCTGGTCTATTCCTTTTGCATCGCACAGGTCGGCACCGCGCAGGTCGGCACCGAACAGGTCGGCACCGCACAGGGCGGCATCGTTTTTTAATGCTGTGCAAACCGCTTTTGAGATATTTTCAAAATCACCCTCAAAAAGCAGATTTCCAAAAATGGATTTGATTTGGATATTCATTGGAATTATTTCCTGACTTTAACAGCTTTAACCAACTCGGTGACAACATATTCAAATGCCTGGTTATCCAACCTGTCAGCCGCGTCTTGGATGGCCCATGCGTCGTCACCAATCCGGCGCGTTGCTGCAAATTCAAGGGCGGCACGCTGTAATTTGGATCGGGGCGTGTGATCAGCGATTTTCATGTCTGCCGCGCTCCGCAACTCCTCGATCTTGTCATCCGCTTTACCAGCGCAGCGAAGTAATGATAGCGCGTAAAGGCCGGACCAAACAATGATGACGATGATGATATAAACGTAGGTAGGCATAGAATTATTTTTTGATTTTAACTTGGGGCAAATAGCACACAAAAAACCCACCACGATCATCCTTACCTGTGCGGTAATGCGCTTTTGATGACAAGATATACTCAAGTGCCGTAGTACGCTCGGATGCTGATCCAACCCAGAAACTTTTTTTGGCGTCAATGCGCGCCCGGATTTCAGCGGCGCACAGGTGGATTGATTTTTTGTCACTCATTTATTGTGATGACTTTAGAACTGTCTTGAAATATTTCAAGCTATTTTTTCAACTATTTTCTGGCGTATCAACATTACCCTTTGTTTGCAATAGTTTTTGAGTGAATTTATTTTGAAAACAAATCACGCAAAATAAATCGTTGACTTTGCTGCGAACGGTAGTAGTATCAAGGAATGAAGAAAAAAACCATCGCCGACGTGCTACAAAGGTGGCGTAAGAAAAATGGCTACTCCCAACAAAAGGCGGCGTCCCTTCTGGAATGTTCCATTGCCACGATTCAGTCCTGGGAACAGGAACGGAACGAGCCGCTGCCGCAAACCGCTGATTTTATCCGGGAGAAATGCAAATGAAACCATGCCCGTTGGCTCCGGCGACTTGTTCGGCGATTCCTGCGAGTCATCTGGACTTCTGCCGTGAAGTCGGAAGGCTCGCAAAAGAGCATAGACTAAACCGAGTTACGATCACTTTCCAGCCGGGGTTCCGCGATGAGTGGAGGGACCAAATAAGCGCGACGTGGGAGAGTGGCCGACACGAAGAGGAAGTGGGTATAATCCACGTCGAAAGCACCGTGCGCGTTCACACGAGTATTTCGCCGAACGTAGAAAGCTGAACCGCCGCCGACC